AAGACGAATCTTACCGTCCCAAATTTTGTTGCGATATGCGGGCATGAATTTATACCCGTCCACGTAGAAAGTAAACGCCTCGGCCAAATCCATTAGTGCGCCACTGTCGTCGCTGTCTAATCGAATAACCGATTCATCTATCTTTTCTACAGTAAACATATTACGTACCACTTTGGAATCGTCGCCAGTCAATTATGTTTTTAATCTGGGTGTGTCTCCACTTAATGTTATCAAGTATTTCTTTACACACTTCAACATAAGTTTTCTGATATTCAATTTGCATACTTGCATCCATTATATCTTTATCAGAATCGTAAAATTGTTGAAGATCAGTTTTAAGTGGTTTATTCATACCGTTAAATGGATCATAAGCCCAGCCGTGCTTATCAATTTCTTCTTTATCCATTTTGCCATTAAACCACAACCATTTGTCTTTTTTAAGAATGGAAAGGTCCTGTTCTTTCTTCTTCAATCTTAACTTGGCTACCGAATGAAGCTCAAGATATTTGCTGTGTAATACTGCACCACGAATGGTTGTATCGTCAAGATTGTGCTCGTCAATTTTGGAGTCTTCACCCCACATCTCCAGAAGGTCTTCAATATTCATAAACTATACTGTATATATAGCTTTCTTTTAATCAATAAATTCAAAGTCGTCAAATCTAAAGCTGATATCAAAGGTTGCAAATCCAACTTCTGAACCCTGCGCGTCAAATTCAATAGAACCAATACCAATGGGAAATGCGTTGGTACATCTTACATTGCGACTAACGTTATTATGGCTTGTCAACAAATTAATGATAATGTCATCTGTTTGTAAAGTAGACGATGTGGTATTGTTTTTCATCCAATCGTAAAGCTCGTCATATACTTTCATCTTTTCATCGCAAAGAAAAGTTATTGAAAGAGGGTCGTAAGTTAAACTTTCAGACGGAACAAACCCAGGCTCATTTCTGTATTGCGTAGAAACTTCAGCATTATTTACAGATGGAAGGGTAAGCTTAACTGCAAATGTATTTAACTTTGGATATTCTTGGGTTCCTCCAATAAGAACCTTAAATCCATTTGTTGGTAATAAGTTATTGTCAACACTCATGTTTTTATTTATAAAGAAAAAAGGGGGTTACCCTTTCGAGTAACCCCCAGTGGTGTCGTCCTAAGGTGTTTGGACAACGTTTAGCTATTTAATATTAGCTGTGCTCAACATTCAGTCCTGTAACAAGGAACTTACGGAAGTAAGGGTTGCTGTTAGCACCAGCTGCTCCAGTAGTAACAGCGTCGTTGTTAACAAGAGGATTACTTACAAGACCGTAACGAGTCTTGAAACCAATCTTCGGCTGGAATGTATTTTCAGCAACTGCACGCACCATCGTGAGAGGAACGTAAGGGCAGTAGAAAATACCAGCGTCATAAGCGCTTGAACCTTTGTAACCAACAGTAGCATAATCGACAGTCGTGAAAGGATCAACATAAACCTTAAGTCGGCCGTTGATAAGACCTGCGAAGGTATTACCAGTGTCGTCCACGTTAAGATCCGTGCTAAGAGCAGGTGTGTAATCAAGAACACCAGCAGCTGCAAGAGCAGAAGCAACGTTACTTGTTACAACAACGTAGTTACCTTTACCACGGCGAGTTCCTTTAGCAATCTCGTTAGATTCGATTTCGATCTGGAAGAGAAGAGACTTGAACTTCTCAACAGCCCATCGGCCATCGGCGTCAGTGTCAAGATCGAACGTACCAGCAGAAGCGCCTTGAGCGGCACCGTGGATAGCCTCACTGTTGATCTTAGCAATAACCTCACGGTTAATTTCAGCAAGGATCTCAGTAGAGAGGATGTTAGCAAGCTCAGCTTCAGCATCAAGGCCGTGAACGGCTTTCAGATCCTGAGCAAGTTCCATTGTGTACTCAGCCTGAAGTTGGCGAGTATTCGCAGTAACAGTTTGCTTCTCGATAGTGAAACCCATGCTAGCAGGAGGAGCACCTTCTGCAGTTGCAGTAGTAGCACCAGTTGCAGTGTTAGAGTCTGTTTGGTTGTGAGCGTTATCGGATCCAGCACCAGAAAATGCGTCTTTAACTGTACTAAAGAGAGCTTCTTGGTCGTCTTTATTAATACGATCAGTAGGGCTATCGGTATCAGTACTGTAACGAGCCTTCATCGCGAAGATGAGACCAGTAGGTCCAGTCATTGGCTGAACACCAGCGATGTCATAAGCAACGAGGCTTGGCATTGCACGGCGAACCAGGGAAACCAAAACAGGATCCCATGTCTGGATTGAAGAGGTTTCAGTTGCGGTTTCTGTAAGGAAGTTAGCCTGAGCGGCAGTTTCACGAGCAGCGATTTCTTGGTTTTCAAGGAGGACTGCAGTCACGGACTTACGGTAGTTGTCCACGAAAGCAGGAGCGTCGGCAGACTCCAGAATGGGCTGCCACTTCTTTTCTAATTCTTCTGATTTAAACATTTTTTTATATGATGTTATAAGTTATAGTTGGGAAATGTAATTAGTTCGCACTCTTTTTGAGGCGTCCAAGTGTTTCCATGTAAGAGGCCATTGTTTTATCAACAGGAGCATCGGAAGTTTCTTCCTCAACATCTGCACCTTCAACAATGGTTTCAACAGTTTCTTCTTCAGTTTCCTGAGCTTCTTCTGTTAGTGTTTCGCCTTCACCCGTGAAGTAGAACTTTTTAAGGGTTTCCACATTCTTTGTGAATTCCTCATCAAATTCAACTCCTTCAGCAAGCTTAATAAGCTTAGCAGCTTGAGTTTCGGCTAGATCGGCTGTAGCTTCAGCAAGAATCTTTTCCTTATTAAGATCGTCAACACGATCTGCAAGGGTATCAGCGATATCTTTAAACTTGGCCAAATCATCTTTAAGTTGAGTGGTTTCTTCTTCAAGTTCTCCGTAAAGATCAACTTTACTTTCAGGAACCTCAACGTAGTTTTCTTCGAATAGAGTCTTAAGAGACTTCATGAAGTTTTCAGCAATAGAAGTACGAAGGGAGCTTTCAACAGCAACCTTGTTTTCACCAATCCATTCTTCAACAGCATAAGTCAGATAAGCGTCAACTTGATTAGCGAGTGTCTCGTTAATCGCTTCAACTTCTTCACTGAGCTTAGCTTCATGTTCAGCTTTAAGTTGTTCTGTAATTTCATCAACCTTAGTACGAACTTCGGCTTCAAAAATCAGAGCAGCTTTTGCTTTGAACTCAGGTGTTAAACCTTCTTCATCTTCAACAAGACGAGTAAGATCTTCAGATGTAACAACATCTTCTTGTACTCCAGAACCTTCAGCTTCTTCAGAATCACTTGCTTTAGCAATTTTTTCTAGTTCTTTTGCATCAAGGCCTTCGCCTTCACCGGATTCAGCATCTTGAGATGTTTCACCCTTCTTCTTTTTCCGGCGATCTTTAAGGTAAGAATCAGCATCACCACCCTCAGCAGGCTTATTAGCAACTACTGGATCAGGTTGTGCGTGAGCATTTTCAGCCACAGTTTCTTCTTCTTCTTCTTCCTCTTCTTCGTCTTCTTCGTCTTCGTCTTCATGCGCGCCTTCAGCTTTTTTAGCTTTTTTAGGCTTGGGAGCAGCTTCTTCATCTTCTTCGTCTTCGTGAGCATCTTCAGCTTTTGCCTTTTTCAGCTCAGATTCTTCAGAAGTAGTTTTGCCACCCTCTGCAATCTCTTCTACGTCTTCAGAGACGGATTCCTCCACCTCTCCTTGTTCAAGAGAAAGCAAGTCGGACTCAACGATATCCTCGATAATATCTTCTTGGTTATCTGTATTTTCCATGTTTGTTTTCTATTATGTTTGGAGAGGGGTATGTTACCCAGTCTCATATTAGTCAGTAATTTCCCATGCTATAATCAAAACATCCATAATGTAAAAAATTCTTTACGATATCTTCTTCAAGAAATCTGTAAACAAGCTTTCTTGTAAAGAAGTTAGTTTGGCGGCAGTAAGCTTTTCCATTTCAGCTTTAGCTTGCTCAGCCGCACGGGAAACAATTTCGTTTCCTTCAAAAAAGTATTCAACACCTTCCATAATTCCGTCAACAAAGGCGGAAGGTGCACTAGGATCTTGAACGATATCCACCGTTGCAAGAATAAAGTCTTTATTAACAGTTGTTACACCATCTTTATTTGATACCGAACCCATGCCTCGCGAGCTAACACCAAGTTGGCATCCACCCTCAAGAAGTCCTTTTGTTATATTACCCATTGGAGTATCAAGAATAAGCGCTTTACCCATAACATCAGAATCATTCCAGCTAAGTTCGGTAATGCGGTGAGATACTTTATCAAGATTAATTGTAGGTCCTTCGGGATGGTTAAGTTCACCAACCGCACGACCAGTTTTCACATAATCTTTATTATATTTCTCAACTGCAGCTTTTAGTGTGTCTTTTGGATAAACCCTTTTATTACGATTTAACTTATCGGCTTGCATAAAGATACCTTCAATAAAGGTTTCTTTTTTACCATTCTTTTCCTCGGTAATATATTGGAGATCTTCTAAATGTTCGGTAATAAGTTTCATAGTGGGTAATTGGGATTAGTCAACTTGAATCATAGCGCCTGCTTTCTCAAGAGCAGAATCTAAAGAAGCTTTATCATTGGTATCAATGTAAACTTTAGCGCCATCTTTTCTTTTCATAACTCTAACTTTAATTTTTGCCTTTGCGTCATGAATTGATTTTTTTAACTGTGCTGCCATTTCATTATCTATAGTAATGATGGCTCGAGTATCGCCGTCTCTTTTAATGTCGCCAGCAGCAGCTTTTGGTTTTACATTGGCTTTAGTCCATTTTTCAACATCTTTGGCCAAGTCAGACAATTTTATATTGAGCTTCATGCCGGCGATTGTTTTATTTGTTCTTTTATCAACAATTTCATTGCCGTCCATATACACTGCAGCTAAAACCTTTTTAGCTTCAGGAGAAACTATTTTTCTAAGTCCTCGAAGTATTTCTTGTGGTTTAAACATCAAGGTCGGGCGTTGTCTACTTGAATCAAATTTGTCTTGTTGCTTTTTAACCAAAACATCATTCGGTCTTATTGCTTCAACAATCTCTTCACCATTTGATATTGCTTTAGCCGTTTCTTCTTCGAGATCGTTAAACAATTCGTAAGCAAGTGTTCCTCTATCAAAAGGATTTCTTCCTCCACGTTCTGCCGCACGGTATTTAGGGTTGGCCGACTTTAATTTATCCAGTGCACCACTTTTATCAAGCTGCGGAGCAATCTTATCGTATTCTCTTGGTGTAATTTTTTCGTTTTCTGCTTTATCCAAAAGTTTTTTAAGCAACATCTTACCACTAGCAATAGCCGCGGCTTTTAAAATAGAAAGAACTAAAGGATGAATCGCTTCGTCAAGTTCTTCACTTTCTGAACTCTCTAAAGTATTCCCTTCAAGAATTTTCTTAGCGTCGGCAGCCAGGCTATCGTATGAGTTATTAAAGTCTTTCATATTAAATTACTTAATACCGGCATCTGCATAAGAAAGAGGAACGGGTTTCCCTTGCCTTTTAGCCTGCTTTTGTGCTCTACGCAATGCTTTTTGTTTTTTGAGAGTTTCTTTTGCTTTAGCCAATTTTTGTCTATCAGCTATTTTCTTCTCGCCTTTTTCCACCTTTTTTGCGGCACGATCGGCTCGCCCAGAAACAGTGACAAGAGAACCGATCTTCTTTATCTCACTTAATGAATTAAATTTATCTTCAAGAATCTTTTCGATTTCTTCATCGGACATCTCAGAGATATCAGCACCTTCGTCTTCAAGAATAGAATCAATTGCTTCTTCGTAAATTTCTTCTTCGGTACTATCAACCGAATTGGTATAATTACCTTCAAGCATTTGTTTTGCTAGAAACGCCAAGCTGTCGTATGATTTTTCGTGGTTTTCTTGCATCTCTTTTAATTAATACGCATTAACTTCGTAATGGGGTACTTCTTTTTTCAACGATTAACGCAACAGCTCTGGAAAAAGATCTTTAATATCTCTATCTTCCATTCCGTAATCATCTGATTGCAAGAATGCAATGATGTCTTTCTTTTCACCAGCTATATCAGCTGTTGAACTACTAGTTGGTTTGATTTTAAGATTGAACTGGCGCTGAGAAACGTTTGTAAAAAAGCGGTCACCGATATAATCCGCATCGACGGTTGTTTTACCCTTACCTGCGCGAAGCTCGGTCAGCAGAGCTGCAAAATCTACAGAAATGGTAACTTCAGCAGATTCTTCAATCGTTTCTTCCGAATTATAGATCTTTTCAGCAACTTCAATATTTTTAACATCAATTGCGTGCCTTACTTTATCTTGCATAACTTCAGCGAACGCTTTATTAGTCTCTTCTTTATCACCTAAAGAAAGGGCATTAACGAGTTGTTGAATATTATTCATGTGTTTATTTATATGTTTTAAAGTTTTAGATATTGTTTAAACCATTATTATTTCTAAAATCCGTCGTCTTCAGGTGGAGGTTCTTCTTCTATCTCCGCCTGAATTCTTTCGTAGTCTTCATCAGAGAGATTAAGAACGTTACTTCTTACCCATTTATTTGAATAGTACTTGCCAATGTAAGGTTCCACTTCTCCAAGCATTGAAACACGTTCACGAAGAATTTCAAAGTCTTTGAGCTCTGAAAAGAAGTTATCTTCAATATAGTCTACCGAAATTGATTCACGAATTTCAGGCCATTCGGATTCGGTACAAATGTTTTTTAACAAGCATTGCACCTTGAGCATTTCAATAAAGAGAATAGAGAACTTTTTTCTTAAACGGTTAATGAACTTCTGAAATTTAACTTCTTCTCTGCTAATCTCACTTGCTCGTCCAACTTGATACTGCGCGCCTTCAACGTCAAGGCGACCAACAGGAACGTTTAGCGAGCGATAAAGTTTCTTTTGAAAGAAAACAACATCATCAATTTGACTTAAGTTTTCACCACCTGGAAGAGTTGTAATTTCAGTTCCACGTCCACCTTCTCGTCGTGGAAGCCAAAAGTCTTCCAGCATACTCATTGCTTTACGGTCATCTTTGACTTCACCACTTGTGGCGTCATAAACAAGTTTGTTTCGGTACCTGCTCATAATACCTTGAACATATTGTTCAGCTTTTCCTTTTGGAAGGTTACCAATGTCAATGTAAAAGATTCGGCGTTCGGGAGCTCGCGAAATACGGTAAATAACTAACGCATCCTCCATGATACGAAGTTGGTTTACAAGTTTAACGCTTTTGTGAAGATATGAAACGGCATATTTACCGCCATCGTCAAGGTTGCCGCTTGGAACATAAACAATACTTGTTGGATCAATTTTAATTGCGTTTGTACTTGATCCTAAACTATCGCTGTAAAGAAAGTATTCTTTTGCAACGTAATGGCTTTTAACACCAGTTTCTGTATCGGTTTTACTTTTAACCTCTTTAATCTTTTTAATCTTCAGAGGGTCAATCATTCGCACTTCTTGAATACCCCTTTTAATGTTATCAGGATCAATAAGCAGATGATAATAAAGCTTACCATCAATATACCATCGGCGAAAAATATCTTGCCCATTAAAGTTAAACGAAAGAAGTTTGCAGATGTTAGCAAATTCTGCTCGAATCAAATCCTTAACATTATCAGGAATATCGAGATTATCTGTTGAAAGATTAACCGGAACGCTGGAGCTATCTGCTACAATAGCTCCATTAATAATATCTGAAATAGCGTTATCGCATTCAGGTTGAACAGCAGCTTGGCGATACTTAATAATAGCGTCTCTTTCGTTACCAACGCTAGCGTCATCTAGATCAAGCACTTGACCATAGTATCCGCTTGTACTGTTTCCAGAAATGACCTGACTTCCGTCGGTTTCCACGGGAGGAGCAAACGATGGTAAAATCTTTTCCTCCTTTTCGTTATTTTCGTCTTTAATCCTTCGTGAAATGTCAAGTCCAAATATCTTCATACAATTCTATATATAACAGAAATTATTCCGGAGGGATTGGACCTCCGAAATAATTCTTTAATTGAGTTACACTGAACGATGCTTAAGAAGTAATTTCTTCTCCGCCTTCGCCACCGGAAAATGCTCTCCAGTATTGATATTGAAGCTCAACTGTAAATTCTTCAACAGCGTCGTTTGTCTCGTAATTTAATTCAATTGCGCTAACGTTTGTTGGAAACGCATCAATGAAGGTATATGCTTTGATACCTCCTTCATCACCATCGCGGTCAAGTTGAATTACTTCCATTTCGCGAAAATAATTTAAGTGTTGACCGACAACTGCATCATCAGAAACATTCGCTTCATGATTGTTAACACGGTTCATCCATTTTTCAAACGCATCACGAAGATTGAAATTAACATCGTTAATAACAGTAATGGTCCAAGGCTCAAATGTACGGTCTCCCGCAATTTTTAGTTTTTGGCCTCGAAAAGGAACTTCAATCGGAGCAATAACACTTGCTGGAATTGAGCCGCCTTTAATAAGGAACCTAGCTTCATTCTGTAGCTGAGCGTTGTCATCCGGAAATTGAATTCTGCATTCAAAGAGGTTTGGTCTCGCTCCACCGCTAAAGTTTGACTTGAATTTTGAAATACCTGTATTGGTAGTAGCCATAATTTTTTATCCTAACTATTTGTTATATTTATATTCTTATTGCTTATCTTCCGATTAATTCTTCAAAAGATATACCAGTTCTAGTAGCAACGAAATTCAACGTTACAAAGTTAATCGAACGTGTAGGCTTGATAAAGATATCAGCCACGAAACGATTTCCGTCAATTACTTCTGCAGTATTATTTGTTTGATCACAAATAACGCGGAAGTCTGTAATACCTCTTCGCCCTTGAACATCCCTGAGGAATGGCTCAATAGCATTGCGGAAAGCAGAGCGGGTGAAAGTATCATTAAGTTCAAACAATTGGAACTTACTTGCAGTAGCAATCGCTTTCTCAATAGTAATAAAGAGACGGCGAACATTAATGCGGTCAAACGCACTTGGCTTGGTCAATGCGGTCTTATCACCAAAAAGAACCGTTCCTTGACCCGGTAGGGTAACAACAGGGTTGATTCGATTTTGGTAAAGATCGTCACGATCAGCTTGCTTGGGGTTATACGCAAGTCGCGTAATGCCTCGCAATTGGCCACGATTAAGACCAGCAGGAGAGAACCATGAATCGGCTGCATCATCAGTAGCTGCACAAAGACCAGCAATGTGGCCATGAAGCTGAACGAAAACAAACCTATCACGATACTTGTTGTAAACATAAGCTGGACCACTATCAAACACAATATAGCTGCTTGAGCCAAATTCAGTAAAGTGATTTTTGACTTCAGTCTTTCGATCAGCATCAGTTGTTTTATCTTTAACCGTAAGAGGAGCAGAGATAAATCCAACAATATCTTTACGCGAATTTGCAATTGTTTCAAGCTCTTTATTAACTGTTGCTAATGCACCAGTATTTTCTTCAAAGGCAAAAAGCAAGTTAACGTCTACAGTTTCGGCATCTTCAAACAATTGAAGCGCTGTGATAACCGCGTCAGATTGACCGGTAAAGGTTCCATCTAGACCACCGCCAAGATCTACGTATGTATCATTTAGGTCAGTTGGGCTTTCAATAACGCTGTCAAGCCAAGGGATTGCTCCTAAATCATCTGGTGAATTATCAGCAACATCCGCTGCAAGCAATGGATCGCCAGTAATTGTATCTGTATCCGTAACACCAAAGATAAGTGCGGAATTATTGTTAACAAAATCTGCCCAATAATTTGACTCGCCAAATTGGTTTTTAGCGTTACGTGCAATGGAAAGACCTTCGTGAACTTCAAGAATTTCTCCTTTTACGCCAGTAAATTCTCCACCTTGGTCAACGACAACGACTGAAACTTCGTCATTGATTGCAGAAGAACCTGTAAGATTCGCTGCCCAATCACTTGTACCGGGCTTAAACTGAAGAGAACCTTTAATGCTTGCCGGAGCAGAGTCGTAATTATTGTTATTAATAACGTGAACCCTGAGTGAGTTACCAAGAGATCCTGCACAGCGAGCAACAATGTGCGCGTCAAGTGCATTAAGTTCTGCTTGATTACTTTCAAGTTCCGTTACTGTGCTAATGGTGAATTTACCAATTTCAGATGCGGGAGAATCAAAAAATGCTCCTGCAGGAGAATTGGCAAGAAAACGATTGAGTGGAGAATCGTCAAAATCACCAGTTGGTGAGTCATCAGCAAAATCTCCTATAGCGTTAAATGCTCCGGTTGTTTTCGCGCGAGAAATTTTCAGGTTATTGCTATACTTCAAAAATGAAGCAGCTTCCAAAAAGCTTCTTTCGAGTGTTGCGTCTTCTGTTGAGGGTGCTCCGAATATTCTCGCGAGGTCCTTCTCCGAACTGACGGTAACCAATTCTCCAATTGGTCCCCATCTGAAGTGACCAGCATATCCACCAACAGAGGTAGACTGTGCCGGAATGATGTCTGTAAGGTCTGTTTCTTTGACCTCGACACCTGGTGATACTAAAAATCCCATGTGTGTTATCCTTTCAGTGTAATTTAATTAATAAGTTAAAACATAATAAGGTTATATTCAATACAATCTATTTATTATTTTTGGGTTTTTAAAGTGACTTCCAACGACGTATATCTTGTACCATCTCTTCATATTTTTCAAATGATTTTGGAGTTTCGTTGCCTGAATCTACAAAACCAAAAGGCGGTAAATCTTCTTCCATTTCCAGTAGCTTTTCCTGATAAAGAAGGTCTTTAAGTTGCATGTTACTCATGCTTTCAAATATATCGGTACTGACAAACCAAGCAAAAAGAACAAAGTTCATTACAGAGTCGTCATGTGTACCATCCTTACCAGCATAGCTATCACCTTTGGGCTCGAATGAGCTTAACTCTGAAATGGTTTCGGGATCTATTATATGAAGCTTTGAATCTTCGATAAGGTCCTTTAAGTTAGAGCAACCAATTCTTTTAACTTTGCGGGACATGGTTACTCCAATTCCATTACTTTTAACAGTACTTGTAGTAAAGGTATTTTCGTATTCGTGATCGTAATAAACCGAGTTACACACAACCATCCCAGCGTCATTGTTTTCAATAATCACAAGTGCTTCATCATAAACTTTGGCTGCACGAATAATCATATTAGGAAAAAGCAGCGGGGAAATGGTGTTGTTTCGATATGTACAAACTTGCTTGAATGGATTTTGAGAGATATCAATCACAGAGAATGTACTATAGTCCTGACCCCGACCCTTTGATACATCAGCACAAAGAATGTATTCGTGTCCTTCAATAGGCTCTTCATAATAGTTAATTTCATGTTGGACTTTAACAGGTGATTGAGCTTGCATTCCCAGCAATACATCTGAATCAATCAGTGTTTCAGAGCTACCAATAAAAGAGCACTCAAATTCCTGCTTGAATTGCAACTCGCTTGTATTAGAAATAGTTTCTTGTTTCCATTTTTCATCACGGCCGGGTACGTCCCTCCACTTAATAGTAAAAGGTTTAAATTCATTTGCGCCTTGAATTGCACCTTCCCATATTTTGTAAAACATATTTCCCACACCATTTGGCGTGCTGGTAATAATAACCTTTGTGTCTTTACCGCTTGAAATAACAGGATAAGTTGAAGTGTAAAACTCATTCGCCCTGTTGACGAATCCAAACTCGTCAAGAAAGATACAGTTCAGTGAAAGACCTCGAATTGAATCACCGCTTGTTGCAGAAGCAATAATTTCAGAGTTATTACTAAACTTGATACTACCTTTGTTCAGAACCTTACATCCCGGTTGTAGAAAGAAGGGAAGGTTCTCTAGCATTAGCGTAAGTCGGCCCAGCATTTCTCTTGCAGTCGCGCCTTTGTTTGCTAGAATGCCAACCTTTTTATCAGCGTTAAATATAACATAGTGAAGTAGCCATGCAACCGAGGTAATACTCTTACCGCTTTGTCGACAAGCAAGAATAATAGAAAAGCGATTATCATTAAGATGCTCGACCATTTTCCTTTGATAGCCCCTAAGAACAAATGGGGTTAAACCACTATCAAGGCTAATGACTTTTACGTAGTTCTCACAGAAGTAAGCTACGTCTTTGCTGCAACGAATGTATTCATTTACTTCATGCTTGGTAAATTCCACTTGCACTCCATCAGCTTTTACATTGGGATTTCCATTATATGACAGCGGACTGGACATTAATTTTTTCTTTTTTCCTTTACAAGCCTTTTACGTTTTGATATAATTAGTTCCCGAAGGGATAAAAGGATTAAACATTGATAGTCTCGCTATCTGATCCTTTAAGGAACTTCTGGAGTTCAGATGTGGTTCCAACAAAGATGGCGTTATTAGTAGTAGATCCACCTTCATTACCTTTTGGGTCATCTGATTTAACAAGAGTCTTGCGCTGCTTTTGAAGATCTAAAAGTTGTTGATTCATTTCTGCAGCCTGTTTAATCAAGGTTCCCAATACCTCAAAGGCGCGAGGATGTTCAGCGTCTGCCGCAAGACAAGACATGGAATCAATTGCAGTCTCCGAAGTTTCTATAAGTTTCTTAATACGTTCTCTAGCATAACGATAATCTTCTTCGGTCTCGTCTACAAGTTGAGCATCGGACGGCCCTATCATTGAATCGACCACTGCAAGCTCGTCAGAAGTCTTTTTTACTTCATCTAAATTCTTTTGCAGCGCGGCGACCATGTCGTCCTTTTTACTCATAAGTTTATTTATTTGTCTTATTATGTACTTGGAGAATCCCACACATTTTCTGGATCAGGCGGCTCGCCAATTTCGACTACAACTGTGTGTGAGTCTTCTGTACCGGTTTGAAATTTTGTTCTAACTCTTACACCCGCGTCTGTATACCTTCCCGAAGTATCAAAGTCATTAAAGAAAGTATCTACCGATTTGATAAGACTCTTGGGCCCTGGATTACTTATAAACTTAGTCTTAGCATTAAAGGTTAGTGTGTAAATAATCAAACGACGAGAAGATTCAAAATCTCCTTCATATCCATCTTCGCTGCTTACATCTGTTAAAGTTACAGGAACATCGGTTATACTTTCTGGACCTTCTAGTTCCTTAACGCTTAAAGTATAATTTGGATTAAAGTGAGGAATTATTTGTTCCAAAATTTGTAATGCTTCATCCTGTCCTCTTGACATAATATTCAGAGAAAAGATAATATTATAAGGAGCATTCTGATTTACTTTAACGCGGTTACCTTCACTATCGGTCTGAACATTTCTATTCATACGATTTAATTTGGTGGCGGTATCGTATGAAAGTCCAGTCATCTCAAAGCTCATACGAGGAAGCTGTAATGCAACACTATTTTCTATACCAACTTTAATACGGGCAAGAAACTTTTCTTTTGGTGCATAAGAAAGAGGAACGCGTTTAACACCTGTTATCTTTCCTCCAACAACTTGTGCTATTTCAATATCGTTGAATAGTTGACCAAATATTGACACCATTTTCTTAACTGTGCCATTATAAAAATACGAGTGACCAAGCATGTTATGAATCAGGTTTAGTTCCAATTACGGTAGTTGTTTCGGTAACTCTTACGCCAGCGTCTACATACGCGCCATTGGTGTCGAAGTCGTGAAAGAAAGTATCGACAGTTTCTATAAGGCCAACAGTTGAAGGAAAAAACGAAAATTTTGTCTTAAGATTAAATGATAAAGTGTATATAAGCAGTCTTCTAGAAGACTCAAAGTCTCCTTCGTATCCATCTTCAAAGTTAACACCTTCAAGAGTGATAGGTATATCAGTTTTACTTTCAGGTCCTTCAAGACCTTTAACAGTAACGGTGTAATTTGGATTAAAGTGAGGAATTATTTGTTCAAGTATTTGCAGCGCTTCATCTTGTCCTCTTGACATTATATTTAAATCAAAAGATAATGTATAAGGAGCATTTTGCCAAACTTTAACTTTATTTCCTTCATCGTTCGTTTGAACTGTTCTATTTAAACGATTTAGCTTAACCTCAGCGTCGTATGAAAGTCCTGTCATTTCAAAGCTCATGCGAGGCAGCTTTAAACCAATATCGTTTTCCACATCAGCTTCAATGCGAGCAAGGTACTTTTCTTTTGGTGCATAAGCAAGAGAAACGCGTTGAACCCCAACCATTTTCCCTGCGGAGATATTGGCTATCTCAATGTCATTAAAGAGAGTACCAAAAACCGCCACAGTCTTTTTAAGCGTTTCATTATAAAAATATGGATTACTTAGCATGCTTAGAAGTTAAATGGTTCACCAAATGGATTCTCTTCGCTAAAGTCAAGGAAATCATTCGCATTAACTGTCTGACTAAAGATAGAGTTTTGTGCGGCAGGATCACTTGGAAAAAGCTCGTCGTCATCCGCAGTACCATCATCTATTGTATTAAATCTACTCACCGTGATTGAAGCTCCGCTATTCTCTCCAATCATTATTGTTCCAGCTGTTATAGCATGGTATTTTCCATCATTAAACGTCGGTAAACCAATGTGTATTCTTTCAAGTTGTGGAGAATCAGTAATTGTTTCGTATTTAAAGAACTCGCACGAACCTGTTACTCCACTTGGAAGGGTAAAGTTTAAGGTTTCATTAGCTTCCAACTCTTGAATCGGTGAATCATTGTTGGTATATTCTGCAACCATGTGATTACCATTATCAGCTTGAATAATATCAATCTCTGCGATCCCTGTGTCAATTTCTTGACTTTCGTATTCAAACAACTCGCAAGAAAGACGAAAAATCGGGATGTCTTGAAGTTGTCTAAATGGTTTATTGGTTTCAACAAACTTAATTTCGAATAATCCTTTGGTCAAAGGAAAATAAATAAGGTCACCTTCTAGCGGTCGAGCACTATTCTCTGAATATCCATACTGACCTATAAGTTGATTCCAGCGAAGATTAGCAATTACTAAGTTTACGTTATCGCGAATCTCAAGACCAAACTTGGAAAGCAGCTGACCATCACCTTCAAATCCATCAACACTTTCGACATACATTTCAATCTTATAAGCTTTTTCAAACGCGCTTATAAGATCTTCATTGAGTATCAAATCTTGTTTAACGATTTTACGAGGAATGTAATAAGCATCGACACCATAAATTTGAATGGCTTCAATGATTAGTGACTCGTAAAGATCTTGCTCTTGTCGAGTTCCGTTTTGAAAGTATGGGTTGGTTGGCATTATCCAATAAAGATGTCAAGGGGTTCTTCATATCTAAGCTGCCACGTTTCTTTAAGCTCTTTAAGATCAGCAACCGCATCGTCATATATTTTCGCTCCACTTATAGTTACACCACCTGGCAGCTGCATACCTTCAAACTTACTAATATTTTGACCCCATTGCTTTTTGATAAGAAGCGTAAGAAGTTCCTTTAAACCCATGTCATCAAAAATGTCTGGATAACTGGAGGGGTTTATGGTTTGAAAAGTTTCAAAAATTAGAAACTCTCCTTCTGATACGTGTTCGGTAATATCAGCATGAAACTTAATAGTATTCTTATGACGATTAAAAGACAGCGATTGTCCATGACCGTTAAGAATATCTTCGACCAAACTCATGTATTGAGAAGTAAGCTCGTAATTCAACAAGCCACCTGGGTTTCGCATTCCAAAGAAATCATTAAGATACATTTGGTATTTTGCATTAAACAAAGATGTGCTGGAAAAGTCTTGAAATGCGAGAACTCTTACAACAGAAAGAACTGCATCAGGAACTTCAATTTCGTTCGTCGAAAGATCAGATGCAGTTACTTGGTGTTTAATCAGTGTCCTTACAGCAGCATCAGAATGATACTCTTGCCAGTATTGAATAGCTTCATCAATGCGATCTTCGATTTGATCGTCGTCAATATTAATCTCAACTACCGGCGCACCTAGTGCTCTTAAACAGTAGTCAGCTAATTCGGTTCTAGTTGTTGGTTTAGCCATACAACTATTTATATAGTTTAATTCTTATTACTTACATCTTCTTCTACCAATTTGAGAAGACAGCAGAACGGTAATAAAGACCACAAGACCCATGAGAATATCATCAGTGGAATCCTTTAGCATTTGAGATGGCAGTTCAAGATCGTTAAACTTTTCTCTATACCAAACACAAGTTCCAAGTAAAGCTTTATATGAAAAGATACCAACGATTGAAAGCAAAAATATTCTAGTAAAGGTTTTCATTAATCATTTCCGAATAAATCGCGAAGGATTCTTTGCGATCCTTTTAGCCAAAGTAACAATGCCTTCAATTACTTCTGGTGATATAACACCAACAATTCCATAAATCACAGCTTTATACAAACTATCAATTGATGTTTGCTCTAGTATGTACCACGCAATTCCACTTGATATAGCAGCGGCTGGAATCCGTTTACAAAGAAGCTGAGCGGTAATACTTTCCTTTGAAGAAAGAATCCTTGCGATCATACCTGCTGCGCCAATGAGTGGAACTAACCAGCCTCCATCTAAAAAGGCTTGAACTAAAGATTTTTGGGGCTCTTGCATATTACACGCGGATAACAATTATTTATACAAGCTCCTATCTTATCATTATATTAAATATAGTTTTTTAGCAAATTATTTGCCTTTGTATAAACCCTTGGACACTTTACATTATCTTTACCCATGATTGTTTCTAAAATTGCAGATGCGGCAATAATTACAGAAAGTCTGTCAACAAGTACTATTTCATATTCATGAATTGCAGATTCATAAATCTTTTTTGAATATTCTGCAGATTGCCCTGTCACATAACATGCCCCCAATATATTTACTATTGCTGCAGGCCACAATTTAATATCGGCAAAAGAATGTATCTTATTAAAAATTTTAAAAGCAGCTTCAGCGTCTCCTTCTTTTATATAACAATGAGCTAGTGCAGTCCAAATAGAAGTGATCCAACGATAAGTAAATTTACCCCAATAAGGATCATTAAATTCTTTGAAACTTTGCAGGTCTTTATAAAGACTTTCCAACTCATCGATAGATCCCATGTCATCGTAAATGTAACGATAAGCAAGAGTGCAAAAAGACTGACTTACAACTTCAAATTTATCGGGATAGATTCGAGCTAAAAGAAGAGCTCTACATCTTTGGTACCCGGCCGAATCGTCGTTTCTACCTTTAAAGTTTCTTACAAACTTTTTAGGGTTATAACGAAGGTCGTCTAACATTTGGTTAAATTCATCAAGATCCAATCCCGGAATAATTAAATCGCTGTCTGGAAGAGATGAATATTCGAATGAAAGCTGAGTGCCCGAATAGATTATAAAAACCTTATTTTCTTTCCAAGAAATATTAGGGACTTTCGTTTCCGTCTTTGTCATTGGGTTTCTTTGAAAGTTCTTTAACTTTATCTTCAAGCTGGTCAATACGCCCCATAGCTTCAATAGAGAAGATGATTGCCTGATCTAACAAACGATTGTAATCATCACTTGTTAGTGTTCTTTCTTGCGGAGTAGCAGGATCTTTAAACAATCGACCGTCTGGATTGCTCAATAATACCTTCATTTTTTGTTTTATATTGGGTAGCTTAAAAAACTTTTTAGCATATTCATTAATACCACCATTCCTAAAATAGTTTCTATAAAGGTCAAACTTCTTCGGCGAAACAGGTTCTGTATAAGTGTTATTATAGATCGCTCTAGATAAAACTTCAGCAGACGTTAAAGTTTCATAAGCCCTAACGCGAGGAAGGTCAATACCAACAGCTTCGCTAAAATCGTCAATAACGTCTTCACCTTCTTGATAAATTCTAATTTTAGCAATATCTTTCCAATTTAAATAACTTCTATAAACACCCCGCCCCCAACATTGAAACCAACGATCAAAGGCAGGTAAAATATGTCCATTCCATTTACCAACCCTTGGTCCGCGGAGAGGTTTACCAGGAAGAACTTTATGAACAAGGCCCCATTGGTCCCATGCAGATTTTAACCATTTGCCTGGTTCTCTTATGTAAATTATAATATTAACTTCAAGATCATCATCCCATTCAACAAGTTCTTTAAACAATTCCAACATATGATCATTACTTGATATGGCTTCATTAGACCAAATAACGTGATCACATCCAGTCTTTTTTGAGTGAGCAATAATAGTATCATACAGCGCTTTGGTCTTATCAACTGTGTGGTGAATACTAAGCCACTTGTGATCAATTTTATCGCCGTTTACAAGATCTGGCCAAGCCCAGTTATCTGGCGTATTTAAAGCGCCCTTGTACTGGTGAAGACTTTTTTGAATTGCTGATGTTCCTGTTTTACCTAAACCAATATGTGCTGTAAACTTCATCCAATTAACCTTTCTACCTTTTTCTCCCAGACACTCTTAGAAAACTTTTCATTTACTATTTTTCTAGCAGCGTGGATTTCTGCTCTACTTTGTCCCGTAAAGTGTAGAAACAGAAGCTTGGCGTATTCTTTGGCTTCATCTTTTATTTCGAAGTCAATTAAATAGTTTGAAGGAACAAGCTCATTCACCGCCCCAACATTGCTAACGGCCATTGGAACTGACCATTGCATTGCTTCAAAATATGTAAGAGGTATGCCCTCGTCAACCGAAGGACAAACAAGCGCACTAGCTTGTTTATAATACTCTTGCATTTGATTATAATCAATACCTTTTTCAAATTCTATCCAATGACTAGCTTTTAGTTCTGCCGCGCGTTTTTTAATGGCTGTATAAAGTTCTCCGTCGCCAACAAACTTAAAAACAGGCATATAAGCAGCTGGTAAAAGTTTTGCTAATTCTGCGGCAATATCACAAACAAACTCGGGGCGTTTTTGAAAGTGAAAGCGAAAAGGACATAATACGTACCTGGGATCTTTATCTGTTTTCCTTAAAGGCCAAGTCTTTTCTATTTCAGAAAAACCAAACCAATACAGGGTTTTAATTATTTTTTTATCTACGCCTTTTTCACCAAGCTCTCCCTTAAGCTTATCCGAAACAGTTAGTACCAAATCAAAAGGGGTTCCTTTTTGAAGGCTTTTTTCAAAGTCCCAAGGTTCCTTGAGAATCATATGAAACAAAGAAATCAACTTTGTATTCGGCGCAGCTTCTTTGATTGACCAAGCTTGATCGTAAGCTTCGTGTGAATTGTTTACAACCGTATAAATAGGCTGTAAATTCTTGACTATCTCTACAGTATCATTATTACAAAAAACATCATCCGCTAAGTCTATAAATGCAGACTCTCTCCGGCTATCTTTATGCGGCATGGTCCGCGTTGATATAACAACAATTCTGAATCCCCTACTTTTGTAATGCGCCATTAAATCCAAGCCGCATCTATCCGCTCCTCCGAGCGACATCCAAGGGATGATAAGACAAAATACAGGCTTTTTCTCAACGGTATCTTCCGCTGACTTTAGAATAGCGCTACAGGAGTTTTGCAAACGTTTATTCTTTCGTGATCTCCTGGGCATGTATTATATATTCCTCTTAGAAATCTGGAGCATCGAAGTAAAGTCGAACGCGAATAAAGTCAGTTACGGAACTACGGCCTCCGTATCCGCTTTCTTCACCATTAGTGTGCCCATTATCGGTACATTTTAAAACAATACCATCTCCAGAACTAACAGAAACGCTTACATTGGAAGAAGAACCGGTATAGTACTGAGGATTGGGATCAGCACTTCCACTGGGGTCATCAAAAGCTTGGGGAACCGGGGAACTAAATCCTGTTACAGTACCAAGTTCTGTTGGGCTTCCAGCATTATATCCTGCAAGAACTTTAAATTCGGGTGTACCTTGAAGCGTATCCCACTCAGGAATGTCGATCTCAGCTCTGCGAAATGTCATGGCCATGTTGGAAGTCATTACAAACGCGTGATCATCAATCTCTAATGTGGCTGCATCACCACCGCTGTTAGTAAAATCCTCAATAGTAATGTCATGAGTGTAAACATAAGGGCGAACACTAAGGCCGCCCGCTGGGCCTGTGGCTCCTGATGGTCCTGCTATACCTGTAGCACCAACAGGTCCTCTAATTCCAGAAGGACCGGTGGGACCAGTGGTCCCCGCGGCTCCGGCGGATCCTGCAGCTCCGTTTGATCCAGCGGGGCCGGTAGGACCGGTAGGGCCGGTAGGACCTGCAACCCCTGCCAATGCGCCAAGGTCAGACCAACCTTCGGGAGATGAGTCAGGTCCATTATAAACATAAAGATGCGCGGTCCCACTTGCAAATTCTGAAGGTGAATCAGTTGCGCTTCCTGGTCCAAGTTTAACGATAAAGCAAGTACCTTCCCTTTGAAGAACCGGATCAAGCGCCGGATCAGAAACAGAGGTAGGAAGATCATCGGCATAATCAACCACACCAGAAATTTCAAGACCTTCTCCCTGATCACCTTTAATATTACCAATAACTTCTGTGGTAGAATCAGAACGAGTAATGGTTAATGTTCCATCTGTGTCAACACTAATGTCATCAATAACACCAGTGTCATTAAAGAATTGTGTAACTTCTGTAGCAACAGCTGTATCAATGTTTAGATTTAACGTAACCAATCCTGAGTTTTCGTCAAGATAAAAAAGTTTTCTGTCAGGAGCATTGATTGCAATTTCTCCTGGCCGGAGAGAATCTGTATCAGGTATCTCGCCAGGACTAAATGAATGCTTTAAAATAATTCGTGTTGGTATAGTAGCCATGTTGTTAATATATATCTTTTATGTAGACACAATTTGTCCGTCAATCTGGTGCCAAGTATGAGTAATGGCACTGCTTTCATTTCCGAAATAATGTTTGGATAATCCAGCACCATAAACCCTTCCTGGCTTTGCAGAAAATTCTTCTGCAGTTTCACCAGACTCTGGTGTTTTACAAAGAGCAAAGGTAGCCGGTCCAGATGTACCTTGAATACCTTGAATTGATACGATATTTGAAGGATCTTCAGGAAATGGTACTCTTATATAATTGTCTATAGCTACGGCAACTCCAGTGTTATCCACTCCGTGAGGAGTTCCAAATCGTTCTTTAAGGTTTTTCCCAGCCGCAAACAAAGCATAATTTCCTGCGGTTGTTTTTGATTCTGCTACAATAAAAACCGTGGATAAGTTGGTAGAATTAACTCCAGCTTGCGCAAATACTTTACTTACAGACCAGCTGGAGCTAAGAGTTTCTGATGAAATAAATCCTCCGGTATTACCAGTAATAACTCCAGTGTCGGTTAATCCGGTTGAGCTATCACCCGCTACTTTTAATGTGCGGGCTGCTGTAGAAGTATTTTCGGTAACAACAAATGAAACGTTGCTATTACTAATTGCAATAATATCAACCGGTTTATCGGTCGTATTTAATTGTATTGATATTGGAAATACTTTCTGATCACCTGATGCAGTTAATTGTCTTTGTCGATTTGATCCAAATCCCAATACATTAATCTTATCACTAGCTAAAGAACTTTCGGCCAGAGCATCCAATTGGTTGGTATCAGAAGTTGTATCAGTTGTTCTGCGAACTAATACATAGTCATGCGCTGATTCGATACTTGATGTTCCAATAGATATATCAAATACTCCTTTAAGCTTTGGATAATGCCTTATAACCGCTTCGGTAATAGCGTCGTCTGCATACTTATTAGAATTAGCTGCAGCAATACCAGATGAATTCGGGTCTTTCTCTATAATAGCGTCAAAAGCGTCACTTGCACTTTCGAATAGTCTGAATCGGTTGCTTAAATTTCTGTTTTGGGTATCTCCGCGAACAATGTAATAAAATTTATTACGAACTTCCAATCTTTCAAAATCTTCATATCCGTGATCGGTTGATTTTTTAAATACGCCTGACGATTGCTGAGTAATAGATCCTCCGGCAACTGATGTACTTCCAAATACAACCGGAACATGTCGTGTAATAGCTCCTGACGTATCTCCATTACCCGATTGTCCTGTTGCACTAGAACCGGCAAACCATAATTCATTATCGCTTTCATTTCCAGGTTTACCAACAATAAGCCAAGAACCTCGCTCACTCACAGCGGACTTTTTAACGTAATAAGAAAATTGATTAAACGTTTCAGATCCGCTAAAACCAAGGTTGGTTTTCCATTGTGCAAGAGCTGCTGAATCATCTACACCTAAGCCGCCCGCAAGAGTAGCATTGCGCTTGTAGTAATGAAACCGCTTGTTGATCTTATCTTTAAAAGTAGTATCAGCCGCAAGCGCTGCGCTTATTCCGCTTTCGCGTTCTGTATCAGTTGCTCCGAATGTAGCCCAAAGACTTGCACCGGCACCTTGAATGCCAAACACACGGGGACCTGATGTCGTATATGATGTTCTTGCGTTAGTGGCAGGAACAATATTTTCAGAACTTCCCATTTCAAAAGTAGACTCTTGAAGGCCCTGTAGAATAATCTTGTCATTATAGTCAAAGGGAAACTTTTCACCTTCTTCACCATCATCATCAGTCTCTTCCTGCGCAAAATAGACAAGCTTTGCAATTGCAGGAAGGTCGCGTTCGACGCTGCTCTTCGCGGTAGGGACCCTTACTATCGGAGTAAAAGAAGAAGCCCTTGACGTCAAGGTCATCGCAAAATAGTCAAAGACCCCGTCATTATCTCTCCTAAATCCAATTTGAGGTCGAATTGAGCCACCAGTCCGTACATTAGTAATACTAATCGGAGCAACAGCAAATATGTAAAACTTATAAGCATTACCTGGCTCTGGCCCGCCGGAATCGTCCTCATCAAGAAAAGCGTAATATTGAACAGTATTAGTGTTATTCTGAATGTTAAAGTTATTCGGGCCCTGATTCATTTGCGCCGCGGTAAAAACTTGACGCACTTCTTGGCCTCCTACAAGTATTTTTCTTCGACCTCCTGGGATTAAAATCCCTTCACTTAGAACCGAAGTGGCGGCTCCTAGTGTTATAGCAGTTCCTCGATTATGTCCATTGGAAGTGGTAGTTACTATTTCCCCGCTAAAATTGGTTCCCAACCCTATTGATCCATAAGTATTATCACTGGAACCAATTAACCATCCTCGAGTATAAGGAACACTTGAGTCTGTTTCGTATTTTTCTAAACCTTGAGTGCGGCTTCCGCTTTCGTATTCATTACCAATACCATCTTTGGTTTTAACCACGATTGTTGGATTATCAGCAGAATTTGAATATGCAACAGTATCTACAGTAACTGCGTTTGCAGACCACTCGCTCTTTTGTGGAAGAAGCGCAGGAACCGGAAGTTCAACAAAGTCATCATTATAGGGCTGTTGTCCACTTTGATGATATTGAGTATAAAAGGTTTCAAAATCTCCGGTGGTTCCCCGATCTTTTTGACCAATTTGGCCTTCGGCGTTTCTACCGGTCCCGTAAATAATATCATCATTATCTATAAAAAAGAAATTGTTAGCAGTACAAATTGTACGTTTAAAAATTGCATCTTGATCAGTGACTGGAGAAAAAGTATTAAATCCACGATTTGCAACCATGGTACCTTCACTTATTCGCTCCCCGTGTCGCTCAAAACGATTAATTCCTGTTGCTAATCCTCGGCCTCCTCTGCCAACTAAGCTCAATGAAAGTTCTTTATCCGCAAAAGATTGATGACCGTCCATAAGTTCGGGAAAAGAAATTGTACTGCCTCTTTCACCAACTACTTTATCAACAAAAGCCTTTGTAGCGGCATGGTCGTCAGCGGTTGGTTCACCAACTGCAAGAGCTCCGGTGGAATCTCTTTTAGCAATCGTGTTTGCGGTTGCAGTTGTATCAATATCTGCGGTAAGACTAAGTTCACCTCCTGAACCAAAAGTAAAATCTGCGGTGTCGATGTTTAAGCCAATTTTACCTCCTGTAATGTCGAAAGAAGAAACTGCAGCACCGGCACTGTTGTAAAGTTGTACACCGTCAGCACCACTTGCACCAGTAACAGAACTAACAGCAAATGCTGTGGCATCATCACTTTTATATTTAATAAGGTAAACAATTGCATTACCGCCAATAGGATCTTCATCACTAGGAGAACCAATTGTATCCGGAAGAGTAGTGCTGCCACTTACAGAAGGACTGTTAAGACCTTCAAGAAGTTCAACAATTTCTTTATAAGTAATATCAGCAGGGCTTGCATTTTCATCATATGAAATAGTTTGCCCGTCGCATGGCAACCATCCTGGAGCACCATCCCATTTGGTAAATTCGGCTGGACTACCTTCTGTTGCCCAGGAATCAAGAATCCTTGCGTCCACCGCAATCATCGTTCCAACTGGAATAAGATTAACAGGTAAAGTAAAGTTTTCTGCTTGTAAAAGTGATCGAACCGAAGTAGCAATATTACCTTCAAGCGTGCTTTGAGCAAACCATTCGACATCTGGTGAACCTCCTCCACTCCATCTTAAAAGAGAAGCGGTGGTTCCAGGAGAAGTTCCAGGCAAATTCCAATCATAGTTATTAACGGTAAGGACTGGAGATGTACCTGCAAGTGCTAGTTTATTTCCAGTAGCAATTTCAAAAATTCCTGTCTCGCTTCCCGCGTAATTAAACTGAAGTTTTTCTGGGGTGCCCGCATTTTCAAATTTAAGAGAAGCAGCATTAGATGAAGCAGAAGATTTAAAACCAATACCTTTGGCACCAATTAATTGAATACCATCGCCGGTTGTAGAACTACCAGAGCTGATATTTAAAGTTGACGTGCTGATTGTTCCTGTGGTACCACCGAACGAATAATCACCCGTAATTAAAACACTGCCACTAAAATTTGTAGACTGGCTAAAAGTTTTTATACCAGTAACTGTTTGATTAGAGGCAAGGGTCATTATACCCTCTGTATTTGTAACGAAGTCGGTGGCATTAAGGCCGTCGATTATAGCATTACATTTATCCGCCCACTCTTTAAACGTGTCGGTATTGTCAATTCGTGTTAAAGTAAAGTCGTAGGCCATAGATTAAATTTTTCTTGTAGATCTATTTATCACTGTACATCACAGCTTCTAATTTAATAATTCTTTCTTTTAAATCGCAAACTTCTTGTTTAAGTTCTTTAATTTCTCTATTACGTTTCTTTCTAGCAAGTGCTGATTTATAACCTTCTTTATCTGTATTGGTAATAATTCCGGTATTTAAATTTTTTACCAAATGGGGGTTATCGGCAATTTGTCTTTTTGATTCATTCATATTAAACGGTTGCAACCGCTCTCAAATCTTTTGCGAATGGAGCATCTCCGTAATTTTTTCCACGCAATTCAATTTTAATTATAAACGAACTAAATTCAGTTGTGCCGGTATTAAGGTTAAATCTTACTTCATTAAAAATTGTTCTATCAACATTAATTGGAATTGACGTAGGATCTAGCGGAGAAACCGTATGCCAATCTGTATCTGTCTCGGTACTTGAGATAATTTGACCGTTTGTATCTTTAAGCTGAACATATACTTCTACATCAGATGTAGAAGAAGGTCGATTTACATCAAGGTAAATATCGATTTGATCGCTTAAATTATCAAGGGTAATTTCACGAGTAACATATTGAGAAGTATCTCCTGTTTCGGATATAAAATAGTTTCGTGTTTCAAGGGAAAGATCCCTGTTAATAACTGGAGTTAACCTTTCATCATTAGAGCTAAAGAATGTTTCAATGCGCGTATCTTTAAAATTATCTGCTTGAATTTCGTAATTTTCATTACTAATATATTCAATTGGAAGTCCTGCTGTAACATCGTATTTAACACCAGAAAAGTAAATTTCGTTTCGAATAGATGTTTTACCGCCAAGATTAATTGCTTTTTGATTTAAAGCAAAAGCTCCGACTTTATATTTGTTAAGAGTTCCTTTTATTGTTTCGTCTGTTTTACTACTGCTGTCGCTAATAGTTATTGTCGGCGCTTCAAGATAGCCAAACCCTTTCTTTGTGATATCAATGCGGGAAATTGAATCATCTGCGGGGTTAAATACCGGAACAGCTGTTGCAGTAACTCCACCAGGGAACGCAACTTTAGTTGAGTTACCATCTGAATCAATTACGGTTGTGAATGGCGCTTCAACAGTAACAGTACAAGTAAGTGCATCCCAACCTGTATTATTAGAAATTATAGATGCATCAATTTCGCCAAGATGTGTTCCAACTTGTGGACAAGCGACAAGCGAAGCAGTTTCGCCGGTTGCAAACGATCCGCGTTTTAAGCTAAATTTTAAATCCCTGTTTTGTATTGCGGTCCAAGTTGTTTTATTAGAACTTGCAAAAAACGATCCAAGTGCAGGCTGTGAAGTAATAATTTGACCTGTGATAAGATCCGTTTTATCACCTCCAAGTTCTGCGATAAAAGCAGTGTACTCTGAGCTTGCTGAGAAACAAACAATTGCGTATTCGGTGTCAGCAGACAGATAAACTGGATAAGGGTATTTAAATGTGGTTGCAAGAGATCCATCCGCACTTGTTCCGACATCTTCCCAGTTAACGGTTGACTCACTACCTGAAACAATATCTCCAGTTGGATAACCATTAACCGTTGTTACGATGTAAGATTTAATAGGAACCTTTGTGCTCTCGCTTGGTTTCCCTGCAAAGAAAAGATCAATTGACGTGGCAAAAATACCTGTTTCATCCGTAACCCTAAAAGTCTGAGCAATTGGATCCCACCGTCGTGTACGTCTTTCAGTTCTTGTAGTTGTAGTAATTCGAGGAAGTGTGGCGCTAATGCTTATAGTCTGCTTGTTTGTTTGAAGACCATTAGAGATGTATCTTGCCAAAGCGTTGCTTGTAGATTCATCTTCCAAATTACGTGGTGAATTTGTAATAGTAATAGTCTTTTCTCCAGAAGAGAATTTAAGGCTATCGTTATTAGGAATAATAAGCACACCTTCTACAATGCCATCTGTATCAGAAATAACATCAGAAGTAACAAACGTCTCAAGAAGTGTTGCTTCATCAGCCCCATCATATTGTGTCAAGCTGGATTGATCAAAGCCTGGAAGTAAATCATTAATTAGTCTTTCTTTTTCAGCAGCGCTTGCGGGCCCCGCCTCAACTGTTTCAATAATTTTAGTAACATAACTCCAAAACTGTTTCCCTGCCCCAGCAATACGATTTGCAGGGTCGGTTACAAATGCACGATCAGAAGCCTTTAAGTTATACCAACGCGTTCCAAACCAAGTAGGAACCGAAAGATTGTTTGTAAGAAACTTAGTCACTTGTGTTTCGATGTCATTTGTAAGAATTGCTGTTTCTGTGTGATCATGACTGTTTACAATATCATCACGTGTTAAAAGGTGTGCATATTCTGTAACATCAATACCATCGATGAAGAAAAAGAACTTGGAATTTGGTTTAAGACCTTCTGCTCGGAAGTAAACTGCCTTTGAGCGTGCGTATGGACGAATCTTAACATCTGTTACAAATTCACCAAGGGATTGTTCAATTCGCTCCTGAACAATCTCTGTCTCCGTGACTGTTCTTTCTTCCACCCGCATCGTATTCCTCCTCCGGGCCCCAATGGTTCTCCATCCTCCACCAAACTGAGTATTTGTTCTTTGCTGAGTAAGACCAACACGCTCGTTAAGGTCGCGGATTGAATCAAATAAACCTGTTCCACCAAAAATATCGAAATCAATTTCTGGAGCGGTAATTGTATCATTCCATGTATCAACCTCCGGAGCAAGAATCATAGAACCAAGTGTTGCAACATATTCATAGGGTTGAACACTTACAAATTGTGTAGCAAAAGGTTGATTGGTATACACAACCTCGTTATACGGAAGTGTTAATGCTTCATTGCTAAGGCCGCTATTAGTAAATTGAGAATCAGCATTGATATCAATCCCATTTGTTTGAGTTAATTCAAAGGGAATGCTATAAGCAGAAAATGCAGGATAAAGATGCCCTCGTTCTCTTTCATAGTGACAAATAAATTCGCTATTTAGCACATCACCAATTGTAAAGTTTCTAAATCCTTCTGCAACAAGACCATTTTTAAACCTTGCTGTTCCATCATCATCAAAGATACTTTTATCATCCGCGCTTTTTTCAAGAAGTGAAAGAGCTGTATAATATTCAAGGTTTGACACTCGCGTATCAATTCTTCCAATATCGCTCATTGTATAACGCTGATGACGGAATGATTCAACATCAATATTGGTAGCTTTAAATGTATAAGCAGGAATATTTAAATTATGAAGTACTAAACCGTTTGATGAAGCATTTGCCGCAACAGGTAAAAGACTTGGTATTCCCTTTTCAATAGAGAATTCGCCATTAGACAAAATTACTATTGAATCAACCCGCGGTAAAAAGTAATCAATATCGCCGATAATTGGACTATAAGGATCCAGTGAAAGAACATCTGTTGTAGATGGATAAGGACGAATGTCAAAGAAGTCTCCCAAACGATTTCCATTGTAAAGAGGAATATCATCAAGATCAGATTGACCACCACCAGAATTTCTATAACTATTTACCGTATAAAAATTACCTCCACTAAATTTCCAATGCACAACATTTACATTTGTTTCACCAGCTTTAAGGCACCGCACCTTAGCAGTTTCGTATTGCGTCGATGTTTGGCCGTCGGTAACAAGTTCAAAGTTTTCGTCGGGAACACTAATCAAATGAAAGACACCAGGCAATTCAACAATATCGCCAAGAGCTGGAGTCCCAGCCAAAGTTATTGTTTCGGTAGTTTCTGTTTTAATGCCAAGAGAGTCAAGATTTTTGGCAACAGTAGCAATAATACTAATAGTATCACCTGAATCCGCAGCAGAAGGTGAATCTCCTGAAAAATCTAAAGTTAAAGTTCCCGCAGAAGTATTAGAAACAATAGTAAAATCGGTTGATTCCAGTACTTCGTCTTTGGTTGCGTTGTAAACAATAACTGAAGAAGGACTTTTATCAAATGTTGAGCCAGTAACGCTAAAAGTTACAGTCTTATCGGAAGCGACGGTGATGGTTTCTGTATCAGGATCTTGCGGGAAGTTAACCTTTTCAGATACTTGAATTGAGTTAAATGTTTTAACCGCGGTGTTTGGTAATTCAAAAAGAGTAGAATTGATATTTGTATCGTGCAGCTTTATTCCATTTCTTTCTTGAACTTCAAAATTAACATCACCTAAATTGGTAATCGCAGCACCTTTAATTGTAGCTACATTGTCAAAAATCTTTCCTGCATTGAGAGAAATTTCACGAAGAAACAAACGAAATCTATTACCGCTTATAAATTCAACAGAAAGAATCTTACAAGTACCAATCGTCGCGGATGTGGAATCAACTAGATTATATGTTAAAGTATTACTGTCAAGAAAAGGAAGACCACCACCGGTATGCGGTGAGCCAAGATTTCTAAAATTACCTTCAACATAGTTACCCATACTTGCAACCGTTGAACCATCTTCCAAAACACCGTTTTGTAAATCAGCAGCAGATACCCGTGCTTTATCTCCTAAAAGAGTAAGTGGGCCGGCAAGCTCAATTCTTTTTCCACGTACGTATGCAACAGAAGGAGAAAGCGTTGCTGCGTATTTTTTATTTGCTTCTGTCTGGGAAAGATCATTGGCTGCTGTGCTATTTTTATAACGGCCGGTGTAAGAATCTTCGCTTAAAACTTCTTGAATTTCAACATTAAATTTATCAACAACATAACTTCCACTTTCTTCAAAGGTTCTTTCTGCAAGAACTTTTTCTAAAGTTGTATCGCTGTTGTCAATGGGATTTTCAATAACAATAACTTCGTTATCTTTAATCTCTAAAAGAGCTACAAGATTTTCTTTTTCACTAAAATTTTCAACAAGATCAAGTTTAAGATTTATTTGATAGCGGTCTGCGCCTGGAGCCGCAAAGTTCGGAAATCCATTTGCGTTATCAAATAAAGTTGAATCTTCGCCCGAAGTAATTTGCTTTTCATCAATTTGCAATACCGCGAAACCGTCAAAAAGCTCGTCTTCACTTAAAGCTCTACACGTATATTGTTCTGCAGTTGATGCCAAGCATCCTTTAACAAAGAAAACACCCGTTGTAAGATTCGCGCTAATTGCTTTTCCATTATTGATAACCAATCCCTCAACAATATTTTGCTGTGTAAGGCCTTGAATAGAAACATTACCACCAACAATTTCATTTGCACTTCCAACACCCGTACTGGAATTACCAGCTCGACGATATTGAATAAAAAGACGGTATGAAAGAGAATTTAATTCTTCAATCTTGACTAGACTTGCTGAAACAGCAGATTCCGTAGAAGTTATTGAAATACCTGTTAAATCCACAGTCAAGTTTTCAAAAGCAGTAGCATCTTCTGAACCATTGAATTGAACGTCAATAAATCTTAATGTATTATCAAAAGTACAATCACCGCCAACAATACCGGTATTCGGCTTAAATAAACTTTGACCTAAACGATCAAGCTGGGCTTGAAGAATTGACTGGGCCTGATTTAATTCTCTGGCCTGAACAGTTCTTCCTGGCTGAAATAAAACCCTTAAATAATTTTTATCGTCCGGCGTTAAACCGGAAGTATCCGGTGTATTAATGTCGTCGAAATATTTTGATGTGTAAGCGGTGATTGCCATTATAGTTGAATGATAAGTTTAAGCTCTTCGTTTTGACCTTCTGCACGAGTAATTGTTGCACGGTTGTCAATAAAAACAACATCCCCAGATCCTTGTTTATAAGTTGACTGGACTCTGGTAGATGGAATAAGACTGGTAACAACCGATGAAGCTCCTAGCTCGTCATCTTTAGGTGGATTAAACGTTAAAGCAGTAGCTATATCGGTTTCAGACGATACAAGAATTGACTCGTATCCATAAAAATGATCAGTGTAATAATAATATCTAAATGGATCTAAAGCAAGTCCATTTTCAACCGTTTGTACGTGAGAAATAACACCAACCTTTTTACCATTTTGAACGATTTGCCACCCAGCTCCAATTGGATTTGAGCCGTCTGCAGGAATTACTTGAGTTCCTGGGAATGTAAAATACTTCAAAGGTTGAATATAAGGATCGGTAAGATTGGTATCAGAAGTTGTTAAAGGATTTCTAATAACTGAAACCTGGTGATATTCAGTAGCATTAGGAATAAAAGTAGCATTACCGGTATCTGCAAAAAGACCAAGATAAAATGCCGGAAGGGTTTCAAACTTCTTAGACCCAAATCCATCAACCGACCCAATCTTTGGAATTGCAATTGCGTCTCTTCGTAAGCTTGCTGCGACGTATGTTGCAGAACCATCAGTAAAATCCAAAAGGCCTGTTCCACCGTTAGCTGGGCGAAGATTTTCAATATCGCTAATATCAACTCTACAGTTTTTCCATCTGCGCAATCCAATCGATCCGTCCGTGGGATCAACTAAAGTTGTGTAATGAGTATCCGTTAAACGAATTTCAGAAATGGATTTCTCTGAGATGTTTACAATATAATCAGCGTTTGTAAGAGTCAGACTGCGAGAGTTTCCAGTTTCATCAACGCCATGAACAGTTACATCAGCTTGTAAAGTAGTGGTTGTATCGCCCGCGCCAAATGTACCAGACGGCTCGTAAACGTTACCTCCGTTAATCAGGTTAAAACCGTAAAGAAGTCCACCGGTCTTTTGCTTAATATAAGTAGGAAGATCGTTACTTCCACTTAATGTAAATAGTGAAGGGGAATCAACTAGATTTTCAATATCAGCAAGTGTACTTCCTCCAGAAATTGTAGAAGCAGTAACCAACGTAGAAGCCGGGGAAGAACTAAGTGAATCCCTAATTGCTTGAGCCAATTGATCTATTGTAAGATCAACTGTGCCGGCAGGACTATCGGAATTTGTCGGAACTGTAATTGTAACAGCGTTTCCAACTTCGGTAACGCTAATCCCACTTATAAAGGGGCTTGTATCATCAAGATTAAATTCAACCGTAATATTATTTCCAGATATTCCAGCTGTTACGGCTTCCAGTTTTAAAACACCGTCAGTAAATTCAACAAATGCAAATGCTGAAGAACTGTTATCTCTTGCAGAAGTAGTACTTGAACCATCACCAATATCAACAAATTGCGAACTATTAATATCACTGTTAATTTCGTATCTTCCAAGATAGGTAAATACGTAACCCGAAGAAGTTGAAAGTACTCCGTAATCAAAAAATGAATTTCCGAGTCTGCTTATCACATCCGCGTCAACCGCAGATCCATCAGCGGGGGCTTGTAAAACCAAAAAGATTTGGTCACCTGCCATAACGTAACAAGGATTAACGTTGTTAACATTATCAGCATAAAAACAAGTTGGATCAAGAGGATCGTATTGTTTATATTTTGTTGATGCTTGAACGTCGTTTCTTGGAATCACACGAGAAGTATTTGTGGAATTAATTCTAAATAGTCCAGTAATGTGATCTAAAACACGTTGATTATCTTTAAATGTTCCAACCGGAAATGGAGAAGTTGCAGAAGTACCTGCTACATCGTCCCATGTATCTTGTTGGCCGATAGCGATATAATATGAATTATTCGTAATATCAGAATCCAAAAGATCCGTGGAATTTCTTCGGAATTGTTCTGTAATAATGGCTGCCATAATGTTATTTATACGTTAAAAAATTATTTATTAAGTTTGTGTATATGTAAAAGAATTAAAAAATGGGGTTTTTGTATCATAAGTGTATCCCGCTTCAAAATCTAATCCACCCAAAAAGCTTCTTAAATTTAAAGGTGAATCATAAGGTGAAGAATCATCGGTCCAGCCAAGGTCAAAGGTTAAGTTAGTAAATCGAAAACCAGAGTTAATATGAAGTTGAGCAACAGTAGAATCATCATATACTTGCCATGCCGTATTAAGTTCATTAACTTCAGGAATATACGGAAAGATTGTCCAATTGTCATTACTGCTTTGTAAAAGTTCATCTTCTGGACTAGCGTCAGAATCGTATAACGCCCAGTAACCTTCCGATTCAAAAAACTTAAAACAAAGTCCAGAAGATTGAGAATTAAATCTATGAACGGTATCAATAACATTAGCAGGACTACTGTCGTCTAATATATTGGAAGATGCTGCAAGTAAAAAGTTTTCAGTAACAGTCGGAGACGCATCGGGATCAAGAAGAAGATCAAATGAAGTAAGCGAAAACGAATCAGTAAAAGACCTTGTATAAAAATCAATTAAAGTGCCGCTACTGAAGTTATTAAAATGTGTATTGAAACTAACATCAAACGCCGCCGGAACATCAGAAAATTTTGGTGTCCCTTGTATTCTACTAAGTAAATCTGGAAGGTTAGATCTAAATTTAATAATGTTTAAATCATCTCTAGAAAACGCTTCGGGCTTATAAAATGCTCTAAATTGCGGATCAACCCCGCCTTCTCCAGTAATTGTACCGGTTGGAAGCTTCCATTTAACTTTGATTAAAACGTGTTTCCATCCTCCTTCAGCAAGTGGTAATAGGTAATCAAGTGTTGCATCGGTATTGGAATATGCCGATTCATTACGATCAAGAACACGGTCACCGTTTACATATACATCACCAACTTGAATCAAATCATCACCAAACTCGATACGGTCACCATAAAGATCAATAAAACTATTACTACTTGGGCTGTCTGAAGTCGAGTATTGAATTAATGTTTGATCAAGTTGTGCCGGGGAATAATCTGAATTTCCCCCAGCAAAGAAAACAAAACTAAGCCAACCTTCTGTGTAAGTAGAACTATTTAAGTATGATGGTGCATATACAATAGGTGAGTCGGAAGGTTCTCTAAAGTCTTCGGTAATTAAATCGTCAAGAATAAAATCCAAAAACGGTTCTGAAGACTGGTCAATTTGTTCAAATGCAATAGGAAATCTAAATGCTCCGTCGGAATCTTTGGTATACTCTGCATCTCCTTGAGAGATTAAAAGATTTCCGTATTCACCCCAACCTGCGTTATCAACAAACTTGCCGTCTTTATTCCATGTTTGACGATACGCGGTTTGAATTGTATTTTCGTTTATTGTAGATCGTGAAAGAATAAAGTTAAAGAAAAAAGCTTTAATCAAATTTCTATCTGAAATAATATTTCCTCTTTTATCAAAAATAGATCTGACGTGAGTTAAGTAATGAAACCCACCATCTCCCATTAACACTTTAATTAAGAACGTAAATGCAATGTTTAAGTATTGATGATTTGGCGCGTGTTGACCGAAAAACGTACTCCAGTCAATTCGGTCTGCCAAAGCAGTGACATTTTCTACTTCGTTCCAAACCGGGGGTGAAGCAGTCGCGTCGTATTGAAATACTTTCGAAATATTTCCATACGAAATAGTTGTACTGCCACTATCATCCCCATCAGTTACAAGATAAAGCGTATCATTGGCGGGGGCAGAAGAACCGGTTGGTAATTCAGAAGTAAGTTTGACAACCTTTTCAACATCAAGATAAAATTCCAACGCTTCTTTAACCCAGTCATTATCTGCAAAAATTTCAAGTGTTAGCGAGATAAAAAATTTAAGTCCAGCTGGGTGAACAAATTTAAGATATTCATTTTTCCAATTTGCTTGATCAGATTCGGATTTGATTACATAAGAAAATTCTTGATAACGAAAACTATCACGAACCCGGTTTTCGGTTGAAACGATTCCCTTGTCGGGATCGCCCACTGTAAATAAAACTTCTTTTGGATAAATTAAAGTTACAAACTCATCATAAAAAATACGAAAGAAAGCGTAAACACTTTCTTCTGATCCTCGGCTATTGTAATAATCTGCAATAACTTTGTAAAGCCTTACTCGATCAAGTGATCGACTTTGCGGAATTGCCGCGCCAATCATTCTTTCAATTGCATCCAAGTACTTATCACTTGCGGTATCAACGTCATGCTGGCGAATCAAGTTATTTAACTCGAAAGAAGGAGAAAGTTCTTTATTAAGATGGCGATAATAAGCCTTAAGCAGCTTAATCAATTCCGGTGCACCAAGCTCAAAGTGCTCGGGAAGAACAGATGCAACCGTCTGTGTTTCAACCGCGGTTGCGGTGCCTGTTGCTATACTTAACTCCATACTATTTCTTATTAATAAGTTGTGCCGCCAATTGAACTTGAACTTCCACTACTACTTCCGGTGCTACCAGTGCTGCTACCCGTGTTATTTGAACTTGAAGTATTTGAATCTATAAACGTAGGTCCGCGATCTTTATTAAACGTTGAATAGTTAACCGAACGAGAACCTCCACCACGAGCAATCTCATCTGGAAATGCAGAGAACGTGGATTTATCAAAATCAATACTTAATAAAAGATTTCTTTTTCCAACAATATCATTACTTTGGGTATTTGCAATAAAACACATTTCAGTTGTAGTGTCTACAAATAAATTAGATAATTGCATGACACCTGTAGCAAGATTAATTTGTCCTATTTGTGAAACTTTTTGTTCTGTTCCATCTTCGTTTCTTCTGCAAGTAAAAACTGTTCTAGTAAATTTATCAATACCCGGTTCGTCTTTAATAAAAAGAGATTCACCTCCAAGAGTAAAAGATGGAGTTGCAAAAACATCTACTAAAGTTTTACCATCATCAGGACGAAGTGGTGTACCAAAATCAACCGTAAAATCTGAAATTGAACCATCGGCAGGAACTGTAATTTCTTGACTTACAAAAACCCGAACAAGCGAGTTCATAACAGCGCGATTAAAATTATCCACTTTCTTCTGAAACAGCGAATGTCGAAATATGGTATCAAACCCGTTAATGTCTGATTCAGCAAATGGAACAGCCACATTATCTTTAATTGCAAGCTGTAATTCAGAAGCACTTAGCGATGAAATACTAGGATCATATTTAACAAGAACGTCAAGTACGATGTTTACAAACTGCGGATCAACAATTTGTGGTGTAATGGCAAGAATCTTTTTTGATTCGAGAAAGTCAAGAATGGAAACTTTATCAGCTTCGGAAACGGTATCAGTTGTATTTTCTGAGTTTGGTTTTAATGAAATAAATGCGGAACCAAACGTCGGTGGATCATTATCTTCCCCGCCCCAAGCACTTACACTTTGAACAAAAGAAAAGTTATTTGTAATTAAATTTTTGTAATCGTCTGAAGTAACAGCACGGTTTTGAGTAGTAAAACTATTAATCGCGTTATTCTTTAAACGCTCAACGGTTTCTTTATTACTTCCCCCACTTGATCTCGCACCGCCTTTAATAGAAAGTGAAGTTCCTGCTGCGGTGAAGTTCCCGCTTGTATCCCCGCTAATTGAAAAGGCAGTATTTACTCCATTACCTCCTGCACCACTTGTTATGAGATATTGCATTTCAATTACATTGCCTGCATCAAGCTTAGCACCGTAAATGCCATTACCAAACGTAAGTTCGTATCGACCTGCGCTGTTTTCATTAATAAAATAAACCTTTGAATCTGCAGTCACATCAATATCACTAAATTGATTAAATCGTGTAGCTGTTCCTTCGCTTTTAGCTCCGGTTGGATAAACCAAAACGCGAAGAGTACTTATGTCAACATCTTCATCAGCTAATTCGTAACGTTGACCGGTATCAACCGCATTAGCTTCAAAGGTTGTTGTAACAAGACTTCCTTCGTATCCAATTAATGGCTGGTCTTCAGTAACGGTATAAAAATGCGATTCACCAACTGTGGTTTTACTAAGTGTAGTAACATCATCAAGAACAACAAAAGAATAGTTTTCCGAATTATAAGTTGCTGTTAATCGCGTTCCTCGTGGAACTACATAAGTACTTGCGGAATCGGCCGCGGCGCCAATGGTTCCAACAATATCTACGCGAGATGCAGAAAAACTGCGAGGAATGTAACCAAGAAGTTTCGCTGCAGAAACTACACTGCTTCGCAACTGAGCCGAGTCAATGAAACTTTCATTCACCGCTACGTGAGCAAGCATTGCGTTATAGTGAGTATTGTATGCCAGCAGATCAACAATATTATTAAGGTTAGAACCTTCAAAATCCCAATCTGTAAATTCTGTTTCGCTGTTTTTAAAATAGTCAATTAGATTTGCTTTGATTTGTGCAAAGTCTAATTCAGAAACATCGAGTTGTTCTCCATTAATTGCCATAAGTTTATCGTGTTCTTGTTAAAAGAAAAATAAATTCTACGTCGGTGCCATACGACATTTGAAAAGTTGTTGTAATACGGTAAGCGTTTCTTTCGTGATCATCAGCGACTTGAACCTCAAACCGCGAAATTCTTTTTTCAAATTTTGTAACTCCGCTTATAATCTCATCCTTTATCTGAGATGCTGTTATTGGACTAGCAAGTTCAAATAAAAGATTATTTACACGAGTTCCAAATTCTGGAAAGAATGGTCGTGTACCTTGTGGTGTTAATACAATATTCTTAATGCTATTCTTAACAGCTTCAATATCAGTTGCAAGAATCACATCGCCTGTCGCAGGATGAATAAAACTAAAACTTACATCTTTAAAAACATCACCAGCCACCACGGTTGGTTGATAATTGGGTTTATTAAAGTCTGAAAGAATACTATTCATTACTTGTTTCTATTTATAAAGTTTCTACTTAGCTTTTTTGATTTTGAGCTAAAGAATACGCAGAGTTTTCTACATATCCTTTTTGTAAAACAATTGCGCGGACACCACCCAAATTAGAATCTTTATAAGCCTTATACGATTCTTTATTAAGAAAAATCGCAGGTCTATCAAATGTAAAATTAGAATCTCCAGTATCTGCAACCACCACCGTCGCATTAGGGTTAATTCCTGCTGGATCAAACAGACTTCCATCAGAATTTTGTAATTCCAAAATTGCTCCGCCACGATACTTGGTACTTGCCGCGGTAAAGCCAGAAACCAATTTATTACCATACGTTCCTATTCCAACAGAATCTGATTTAAGAACTCCCGGCTTTCTTCCGGATTTCTTTAATTGGTTTTCTCCTTCTTCTATTTCAAATCCACGTTCTGTCCAATAATTGGTAAGATCTTGTGGGCGTTCTTCAGGAATAATACTAAGAAACGTATCAAAATCCCAGTCAGGAGTTCCGTATATATTAATTCCTGCAGCAGGTTCGCTTTGCTGTGGAGAAGAATCGTTTATATTATTGTGCGCTCTTAAAACTCCTACATCGTTAGCAATTTGGTTAGTAACTAAACCGGCTCTTCTTCTAAATTCATCAAGTGTTTCACCCGGCCATTCATCCCGCTTGCTAGAAATAATTCTTTCAATTTCGCCGGCAGGATTTGCAGAAGAATTTTTTATCGCAGAGTCTTTCAATCTGTAATAAAAACTTTGCAGCGCTGTAAGCATTGATTCATTTGCAGGCGTTGGATTAAGGTTAGCCTTTTCACTGATAATTTTTCCTGCATTATACGTATGAAGGTTAAACTCAGAATTAAATTCGCGCTCTTGCTGATTAAAGCGTAACAAAGGTTCAAACGGTTTCAAAGGAAGAGGAGTTTCAGTGGAAACGTTAGTCGCAGGGGAAAGAGCAACACCACTCTTATAGTTTGTCATACCACAGATATCAAAACTGTTCAGGTTAGAAATAATATCATTTAAGTTATCTACAACATTGCCAAACTTATCATTAATGTCTTTAATAATTTTAACCTTATCAAGCAGACCCGCATTTCTTGCATCCACTAGAAGTTCGGCAAGAGATTTTTCCTTTAGCTCGCCCGCCTTGCGTAATAGATTTCCTCCTTCTTTAGCAATAGCAGAAATATTACCAAGCTTTTCAACAATTTCTTGCGCCGTGTCAGTTTCTAAAATTTTGCTCATCACCTCTTGTTTAACCTTTTCAATTAAAAGGTCATCGAGATTTTTAACACAGTCGGCTATGTTTGCAATGCCTCCAAGATTTAAGTTTGCGCCTGTTACATTACGAACAACGTTTTGGATATTTGCAACCTTACTAATATCAAGAGAATTTGTTACACTGCCGCCAAGCTGGTCTTCAAGCTGACCTAAACCTAGTTTGCCTAGATTGTTTTCTCCACTCGTGAGAGTATCAATCGCTCTTTGGATTTTTACTAATGTATTAAAATCTGACATTATTAAAATAAGTTAAAATTAAGCCTGAGGCGGTTGGCCAGTGCCGGTTCCGCTTGAGCCGCCGGAGATTGGGTGATTGTGAGTACTAAGTGGAATTTCGTTACCAGTAATTTCGCCGTCAGCTGTTATGGTACTTTCGGTATTAATCTCAGGTTTAATCGAAACCGGGCCGGATTCAATCTTAAAATTCGCGGAATCAAAAACGGTGTCAGCGTCGCTTTTAACAGCAAGAAGTCCACCACTGTGAATATCAACTCCTTCACTTTCTCCACCACCAAGAATTAATTTGTTGTCTCCAGCCAACATCGTATTGGTTCCACTGGTAATATTCGTTCCAGCTTCTGCGTGTTGAGTTGAAATACTTCCAACTTGTGTATTAAAATTTTGGCCAATAGTTAAATCATTATCGCCGACAATGTTGGTGTCAAGTTTGGATTGAAATCGCTCATGCCCTTCACCCCCAACAGTTAAATTATAATTTGCACCGCTATTTACAGAAAAGTCATTGGAAGCTTCCATAATAATGTTGCTACCTGCTTTAAAGTTAATACTCTGCCTTGCTTGAAAATACATTGTTTGAGCCTCGGCAAACAGGTGTGCTCCAACATTAAGATTACAGTCACCGGTAACAGTTATATTACAATTCCCGCTAACTACAATACTTTCGTTTCCTACAATCGCAGTAAAGTTTTCGCCGTTAACAACTAGTGTTCTTCCGCCAGTAGCATCCCATTCTTCAAATGTTCCTTTTGCGTGCGAGCGCTTTATTCTTTCATTTCCAACAGTGTCATCAGTTTCAAATTGATGACCAGAGACAGTTTTTTCAACCTTATTAAAAGAGCTGACACCTCCGGTATTTGGTTCGGGCGGGGTTATAGATGAACTCATACTAACTATCTATATCTTATTAATCCTGCGGTAATAACCCATCCGGCCAAATGCCCCCGGCGTCGCCACCTAATTTATAATCCGGCGGAATCGAACCACTCGGGTCGCCGCTATTGGGCAGACCGATCTCTTCACCGGGCAGGTCGCCGAAGGAAGGCCCAGTGGTCGATTCAAATGGTCCGTAATATGTAAGTTCCGCTGCTTCATCGCGAGGAATTTCCTCTTCAGTTAATCCTCCGACCGGCGTTATACCAGTGGCTCCTAAATTAAAAGAAATCCACCCACCCCAATTAACTGAATTCCACTTGATAAAGTCTGTAGGATTTGTTACGATCAACCCTCTTTGGTTTTCCGGTGATGCCCCAAACATTGACTTATTTATAAAAATGGTTCCTTCCTGAACATTATGATTACTTCCGGAATTTACCGTAATACCAGAAACACCGAGGGTTGTAGCCCAGCGATGAAAATTTTCCGCGGTTTGAATAATCCCCCCGCTCTTTGGGTCAATCGGTTGTTCAAGTTCGTTTTTATATATACCCTGACCTATGATCTGCTGAGAAATTTGGCCAATTGTAACTTCCCGAGTACCAAAGAAAATTTCTCTTGGAAGCGTGCCTGGAAGGGTTTCACCAGCTGCGTTTCGTCGGTCTCCTTTAGCAATGTAAGAATTGAAAGCGGGATTCATGCCCCAGGTTGTTTTGGACGAAAGATCAATATGAGCACCTACCCCACCCATATATCCTGTACTTCCTGCTCCTATCCCTTGTGCCCCAAGCGCGCGAGCTTCTTCTAAAAATTTTCCTGCAAGAATAGTGTCTGAATTATTCGCACCGCCTGAAAGACTTATGCGCCTACCATCTTTATAGAGCCATATGTCTGCGGCTTGGCCGTTACCAAAGGCGTCGACATCATGGCGGGTTGTTCCTGTTCGAACTCTTTTACCGTCAAGTGTTTGATAGATTATTCCGCCCTCCGTCACCGATCCTTTTCGAGCATCTTCCTTTGAATTATATTCCGCCTCGGGCATTTGACCACCGCTGAAAATACTTACGGTAAGACCTGTTCTTGCGGCTGCAGTATTAATTATTGCTGCCAGCTTTGGATCTATCGGCCGATTGCGAGCTGCGCCTGCTTGGTTGTTTCTGACTAAAATCGGAGCAATATTTGGATTTTCTCTTAATGAATCTTCTATGTTTTTTGCAAAGTCGCTACCTATACCTATACCTCTGGATTCGAAAACAGTAGCCGATCCTATACTTCCACCGGATTCTCCTTGCAGAACTTGGGCCGATGCCGCTCTCGATGTTATGCGCTCATTATTTCCAACCTGTACGGTAATTCCGCTAGTATTAGATGAAGAGGGCTGATTTGCAAATGGTATTCCCTGACCGCTGGCAACATTCGCGGTACCAAAACCAAAATTAGTGTTGGGATCATATTGTGAATCAGATAAATTTCCCCCTGGTAAAACCCCAAGAATCACCGCGTCTTGTGTATCGTTTCCATCGTAAAAAGCTCCGAAAACAATAGAATTTAGCAAAGGTGTTGAACTAGTACCAACTCCTCCAACCGCAGGGCCCGCAGTAACAGGATGAATTGTTTGCACATAAGGCAAATCTCGTGTAGGTAAAAGTTCGCGATCGGGATTGTGATAACCATAACAGCGAACCTTTACACGGCCGACGCCCTCAGGATCAAAATCATCCTCTACAACTCCCATAAACCAGTTTTGTAAATTCATAATTTGCTTTTAACCGTAAAGTTGGTCGAATTTAATGTCTCGAGTATTCATCGCAACAATTTCACCACTTGGTAAGTGACTGTCTTTAATAATTCTTAGCTTATTTGTATAAATTCCATTTTCAAAAATATGAATGGAAACGGCAATAACATAAACACCGGACAGGCTTTCGTCAAGCGGTCCAGCGGCATTATATTTGGATGGATCTATTGCTTTAGGAATTTCAATTTTTATTTTCTTGGCTGCAGAAAGATTTGGATCACCATATACACCAATCTCGTGAGCCGTGGATTCCATATTTGCAATATATTTTCTAGCCTTAGGAAGCGCGTTGCGTTTTACACGAGCCGGCGAAATAAAACTTTTACCTTTTATTAAATCCCCACTGATTGGATCAATGGAATATGAAGGATACGGATCATTTGAAAGATAATAAACTTTTCGGCTTGTAGTTGGATCGCTAAGGATATTTTTAATTAACGACTTGCTTTGTCCGTTTACGAAATCCAGATTTTGCAGATAATTAAAATCAAATTCCGACGAACCTTTATCTTCTCCATTAACATTTTTCGCTTGGTCGATAATTCGTGTTTTAGGAGAAAATTCCTTAAACTCGTTATAAGATCTACGTGCAAGATCAATTTCTTCTATAACGCTTCCAGTTCCTCCGGCTACCGCTTGTGATAATTTATCCAATGATATATCAGAGCTTAAAGAAATAATTTTAGATCGAAGTTCTCGTAAGTTTTCGGTCGTACCAACTTCTTCTTCAATAAAAGGTTTGTATTGATAAGAATCAGCAGTAGAAGATGGTTTGTATATATCATCCTGGCTGATAATATCAATCCAGCTTCTGGCAATAATTGAATCGTTTTGTAACGTAGTATAGATGAAGAATGGAGAATCCTCTGAATCGTAACATAAACCTTTAAGATATTCAACGGCCTGCAGAGGTGTTCTTTGAGTGATTACAGCTTTAAGGTTATGTGTTAAGCACGGATGCCGCTCTTTACTTTGATAGTCAAATTTAGGATAAGCAAGATAATTTTCAAATATTTTTTGTATGGCGATAACAGGATCTCCTACAATACTTTGAGAAATTTGTTGCAGCCTTGAAAGATATGCAAATGAACTTATTAAATTGAGTTCATATTCCTGAACATTAATACTTTCAGTTGTTTTTTCGAAAAGAGGATAATCTGTTACAACAAATTGGTATGATAAAGTTTTTAAAGACGTCCTATCTTCAGGATTAAGAAGATAATCAACTTTAACTTTTATAATTTCCTGCCCATCTATTTTAAAGTCTTCAAAGAAATTTTCATTATCACGAATAACAATTTTTGCTGTAAGTATCGGAGAAAAAATTTCTTCAGAAACAATAAAGGAAGTAACAAGTTGTGTTATATTTTCTTTTTCACCGTATTTGTTTATCATTATGAATTCCCTAAATTCATAAACAGAAGGATAAAGAATATTACCATCTGCATCTAAATTTTTAGATGTATTTGAATTTGGTATTGTTGAATCCATACTTTAGTTGAGAAGAAGAGAGCTATACTCGCTTTCAAACTGGCCTATTGCCGAAGGTTTTACCACAATAAGGTCCCGCTTTTTATTATTTATGATCTCTTCATATTCGTACCAAGTAATACGTTGAGTCGGTGGCTCGTCATTTTGCTCAATAACTCCGTAATGAGAAAGAGGTTGGTCAGGATCTGACTCAGAGAAAAACTGATAAGTTGAATTCTTTAAATGTGAATAAGAATAAGCGGGCAGATAGCTTAAAGGAACAACCTTTGTACTCGCACTGTCTATTGTAAATGTTTGGGTCGGATAACCTGCAGCTTCAACACTTGCAAGCCATGCATCTCCTGCATCTCCATTCTTGGGCTTTATATAAATCTTTTTTTCCGCAGGACTAGCGGTAGCTCCAAGATCAAGTGTAATCAAATCACTATTGTTTGTAGGCCGGGTTAAAATTACTCCCATTCTTGTAAAGTCTTTGCGAACAAACTTAGCATCGGTTGTACTAAAAGTAACCTCGTCATCTGATACAAGAATTTCTACAGAGTCCGCATCCGTTTCTGAAAGCGGAAGAGTTGAATAATGAAAATCCGTAGTGGCATCTTCAATAAGTGTACCACCTAAAAACATATAAGGATCATATTCTGTTTCAATGTATTCTTCAAATTCTGCGAGGCTCATAGGCCAACCACTCTTTCCTTCCTTTAAACTATCATTTAACAAAAAGAAAGTCCAGTGATATTTTGGATCACCATATAGCAAATCTGATACAAGCTCGGGTCGGTCTCGATCTTTGATTTGATACTTTGTATAGTTGACAACATCGTCGGTGTTTACCGCAACAACTTGCTTTAAGAAGTTGGTCACCAACGCTGTGCTATTATTTCCGGTAAAATCATAAAAGGTTTTACCAAACGTATTAAAGAAATCTATAGGCATATCTTATCGAGTAAAATTTATTTAAGTGTCTTTTAGATCACCATTTTCTTCAAGTCTTTTTATATCTTCCCTAGTAAGAGAGCGAGTTTCCTTAAAGGATATGGTAATATCTGTATCAACTGGAAGACCGTTTTCGTGAAAAGAATTACTTCCGTTATAGGTTGTTGCAAATGATTCTAAATAACATTGCGCGATGGCCGGAACACTAGGTATACGCTCTCCTCCGATTTTTTTAAGAAGGCGAAGTTCCCATTTTGGAGGATATCTTAGAATTATTCCTCCTGTGGATCTTTCCTTCATAGGGTAAACACCTTGGCGAAAAAAGCGGGTGATTTCATCAATTACTTTACCCTCTTTTCTACTCGAGGGAACGAGTTTATACTGAAAAGAAAAGCTACGGGTTGCAACTCCAGTAAATTCCGTGGTTACATTTTTATTTACTGCAATCCCTAAAGCGGTGGCCACTCCAGCTGCAGCACCTTTTAACGTATCGGTCGGTATATCTTCCCTAGCAAGTCCTAAGCCAGTCAGGACCGCTCCAGCAATACCCTGTCCTATTTTTCCACCAATAGACAAATTACTATCTGCCCCATACTGGTCGCGAAGTACATCTAAAACACCTTCCCCGGCCGTCTCGCTTCCTATAAATTTTTGAGTAACATTATTAGCGGCCTGACCAAATTGACCTAGTTCAGTATCATTATAACTTGCGCCGTCGGTAACCCCAAATCCAATCGGGCACGGAAATGTAACCTCTTTTTCATTATTTGGGCCGCCGATGCATTTAATTTGAAGTACAGGTCTAATATTTTCAATGGTATTTAAGACCTCTGGAAACACCATCGCTGACGGGATACTTTCATCATTTTTAAAGTTTTGATTTTTAGCAACCGCGGAAATCACCTCAATACCAGCATTGGCCTCCGTTTTCACCTCCTGAAGAAAGTTGCTGCCGCGCTGCGGGAGAGTCAGATCGTTTGCGGGGATCGGGTTATTCTGTTCGAAAGTGTCGTTGACAGTTACTCTGCCGCCACCGCCAGTTGTTGTTGTATCTCCGTTTGCCATATTACTATTTATAAATAAAGTTGTAAAAATGAAGTATTATAGTGGTTCTTTTAAACCAAAAAATCGCGAGAAATACGCAGGGGATGTTACTGCAATAAAGTACCGCAGTATGTGGGAACGGCAAGTGTTTCGTTGGTGTGATGATAACAGCTCTGTTGTCAAATGGAGCTCGGAAGAAATAGTCATACCTTATCGTTGCAGAACCGATGGCAAATCCCACCGATATTTTGTAGATTTATTTATAGAGTTTAAAGGCGGGAAAAGATACCTTATTGAAATCAAGCCAAAAAGTCAAACGGTTGAACCTAAACCCCGCAGCCGTAAAACCAAAAAGTACATCACCGAGGTAATGACATATGTCAAGAATCAAAGCAAGTGGGAAGCTGCCACTGAATACTGCGCAGACCGTGGATGGACCTTTGAAGTTTGGCATGAAGATATAATAAAAGGCCTAGGAATTAAGCTACTTACATAGATTTCCATATAAATATATATGTATGCCAAGATTTCAATCATTCGAAAAGATTACTGAAGACGCAATCACATCAGGAGTTTACGAGAAAAACGTCGCAGATTCTTTATTGTGGTTTCGTAAAGAAGTCTCTAGAATGACTGGTATTACTCCAAATCGTATGGTTAAATCCGAAGATTTGGAACCAGTAACTCGTGCGCTAAAAGGAAGAATGTATATGTATGGATACGATCCAAAACTTAAGAAGACACTTCCTTATTACGATACGTTTCCTCTTGTCATTATGGTTGGCTCAGCAAAAGGCGGATTCTATGGACTTAATCTGCATTATATAGATCTTAAACGTCGTGCATTACTTTTTGACGCACTTACTGAAAAGTTATTAAAAAAGGGAAGTACTGAAGAGTTTGATAGATTTATGCTTTCATTTGCAAAGCTTCAAAGAGGAGGAAACCTACGTTTCTTTGAACCGTGCTGGAAGCATTACTTAAAAAATAATATCAAGACTCGTATTATTAAAGTTCCAACTCGATATTGGAAAACTGCTTTATTTTTACCCACTGATAGATTTCAAAAAGAAAGCAAAAGAACAGTTTGGCGAGAGTCTCGCAAAATACTTAATAAATAAAAATTATGTCAACACCACACACAAAATCGTCGATTAATAATATAAAAAGTATTATTCAGAAACGCGGAGTTGCTAAAAGCAATAGGTTCGAAATTGATCTTACCGGCTTGCTTAATTTAAAGGGCCCGGCAATTGCAACGGAAAGCGAAATAAGAGATTTGGAATCTTTGGTTATTAGTACCACCCTACCCGGCCGTCAGCTAACAACATTTGGTTACGATCTTTTTAGACATACAACCGATATGCCAACTGGTTATGTCAATGAAGCTCTTGCAATGGAATTTCGTTTAACTGCAGACTATTTTGCTAAAAATATATTTGACCGATGGATTAATAAGGTTGTTCCAAAAAAAGAATATCTTATGGCGTATGCTGACACATATAAGTGTGAAATTGGTATTAGACAGCTCGACAGTAAAGACCGAATAATTTATGAAGCCAGGCTTGACGACTGTTTTCCAAAGGCAATCAGAGGTATTGGTTATAACTCCGAAACAGACACCATTTCCGCTCTTGGTGTTGAATTCGCGTATAACGATTTAAACTTTCCAACCGACCCAGATCAACGCGCCTTATTGCCTCGCGCTGAGCCGTTATTGAGGCCAGGTGAAGAGATCGTGTAATACGTGACATATATATAAATTATGAATCTACCAAAATTAGAAACTCCAAAATACCAGCTAACGGTTCCTTCAACACAAAAGGAAATTGATTTCAGACCTTTTCTAGTAAAGGAAGAAAAGATTTTATTGATTGCTCAAGAATCAGGAGAAGAACCTAATTTTATTAGGGCAATGAAGGACATTGTTAATTCTTGTACCTTTGGCGAAATTGATGCAGGGAGTTTAACTTCATTTGATTTAGAATATATCTTTCTCCAGCTTAGATCTAAAAGTGTTGGAGAAGATGCTGAATTAGGATTGAAATGTGAAAAGTGCGGAGAAGTAAATTCAGTTAAAATCAACCTTGAAGCTATTGAAGTAACTAAAGAAAAACCTCTTCCAAATAAGGTTCAATTGACCGACGAAATTGGAATCATTCCGCAATACATTAAAGTAAATGATTTAATTACAATTTCGGAAATAAAACAATCTGGAGACGTTCTTACTGAATCTATCACGTCAACGATCGCAAGCATTTACGATAAAAGTAATGTATATCCCATGGCTGAAGCTTCACCAGAAGATAAAAGGGAATTTGTTGATAGCTTGAACAACAATCAAATGAAACAGATTGAAGAAGTATTTACTTCAGTACCGAAACTTCAAGAAAAAATTTCCTTCAAGTGTAAAAGTTGCGGAGCTGATAACGAACAACTACTAACAGGAATTGAAAGTTTTTTCGTATAAATCTCTCTCATGAAACACTGCTGAATTATTATCAAACAAACTTTGCTTTGATGCAGCATCATAAATACAGCTTAAGCGAGTTGGAAAATATGATACCATGGGAGAGAGAAATTTACGTAGCACTACTTTTAAATTGGATTAAAGAAGAAAAAAAGAATTCGTAAACCGTAGTTAATACCACCACAATGAAAGAATTGCTTGAAAAACTAAATAAGATAAACGAAGAAGGTGTTCGTGCGCAACACGATACTACGGATGCTATTATACATCAATCGAGTCACTTAGAAAGCCTTGACAAAACTGCTAAAGAAAGTGGTAAATTTACCCGCATTAATTCAATTTTAGCTTCAGAGCAGGTTAATAAAATCAATCAGCTCAATAATATTGCTTTGGCCGGTTTAACTAGCGAACAAAGAAATATTTTAGATCAACAGCGAAGAAAAAAGGCAAACGATCAACTGCGCTATCAGCAGGGCTTAAGTGAAAGATCTAAGATTAACGAAGATAGAAGACTTCAATCTGCGCTTGCAAAAGATGCGGAACGGCTCAACAAGAAAAGCATTGCGCTACTAAAAACATCCGTAGGCATTGCTGCTAATCAGTTTAATATTAGAAAACTTGAAATCTTGGCCAATCTTGCGCGTTTCAATTCTCGAACGCGAATGATGCAATTGCAGGCGACGAAAGAGAAATTGTTACTCTCTAATGTTATTGCTATACGGGAACACATTGTAGGAGCAGTTACTCCTGAAATGGCAAAAGCGGAATTGAACGCACTTGATAATTTGGTTACCACGGTAACCATAATGGATAGTGGTTTTACCGACCGCTTTTTATGGAGAAAGGAATTAGCGAAGAAGGAAAGAAAGGATCTTCTGGATCGAGAAAGCAGAGATCGCCAAGTAAACAAAACCCGTGATCAAAGAAAAGAGTCTATAGACAATAAGAATAGGCGTGCAGCAAAAATAGATGCGGAAGAGGCGGCGCAAGAGCAGAAGAATCAAAACGGAAAGTTGCTGAATGCTCTCGACCAAAGTAAGGGGAAAGGTTTCGCAAACTCCGTCTTGGGTGATTCGAGCGGCGGTAAAGGTTTCTTGAAAACGGCGGGTGAGAAATTTATTGACGTCGCAGAATTATTAACCGGTGCCGGTGCCGGTGCCATTGTGGCCAGACTAGGACTAGGACCAGCGCTGATTGATGATGCCAAGCAAACCGGGAACAAGCGAACCAAGATCTCCACGACCGCTAAGAGCACACGGTTATCGCGGGTTCTTGGGAGGTTTGGATTTGGGGTTCTGGGTGGATTCGCGGCTTTTGATGGAGCTAAGGCAGCACGCGAAGAAGAAGAACGTTTGCTCGAGGAAAATGCGCGACTGAGTGAACAGTCTGGCTTCCCTATCACCCTTGATCCAGCGTTTAAAAGGCAGAGGATGAAATCAGCGTTCAATAAAGAATTTGGTATATCTTTAATTGGAGGGCAAGCGGATTTCATAAAAGAAGTAGCAGTGATGCAAAATGTGATGCCCATACCTGGCATTGAGACCGAAGAGGACCTGCAAAAAGTACTTGATTTCTCTGTTGAAGACTTCCTTAGAGAAAAGTCTGAACCTGGTACCCCTCTTGGTTTGGCCGCAGAATCGCCGGAGACCATCCCGTTGCTCTTAGCGGTCACAACTAAAGCTGCTATTGATAAGACCGTTAAGGGTATAAAAGATTTCTTGACATCACCCAGTGAAGCAGGAATGGTAGGTTTATCGCGCACTCTTACCGGCGATAGAAACTTAGTCGGAACTCAGGCGGCACAATTCGGTCCGCCAAAGGATCCCATTCCTGTTTCTGTAAA